AGCTGCTGCCGCCTCTTGTAGTCTGGTGTAATCTTCATGCCGCAAATCGAGCGGCACGCGCTTATAAGTCTTACTTGCGTATCTTATAGTAGCTTGCTTGTGTGCGTCTGATGTTGCCATACGTTTTTCTTTCCTTTCTTATATTATAAAGGCTCTTTTCCACCTCTAACATAATTATACACTATAAAAACAAAAATATACACGTACATAATGCACAAAAATATACACGTACATTTATATAAAATTACTATTGAATATACACGTACGTTGTTATATAATACAGTCAGAAACAAGGAAAACAAAGACATCAAGGAAAGACTTGAAGAAAGGTAAGAATATGATAAACCAGAAAAACGATTTGAATATGATTACAAGAAAGCTTGAAACAGAACTCCTTACATTCCATTTCGATGATTTGGAAATTTCTGAAATCACAACAAAAACGTCGTGGATGAAATTACATATCAATGTTTTATTTATCAAGGACAATGTGCAGATTACAAAAGTGCTGTATAAGGACTACGAAACAGGTTTGTGGTATTACATCAAAAATGATGGCATGATTATATCTCATAAGGACACTTTTAATCATACTATTAAAAATTTGGTTGATGAAATGATATATGATTGTCATATAGAAATAGAAGAAACCGAAGCAACCGAAGAAGCAGCAGAAGCTGAAGAAACCAAAGGCAAAGAAACAGAAGAATCAACCGCAAGCGAAGAAACATATTCAGCCGAGACTGCAGGAAGTGCAAAAAGAAAAACTGATAATCAGACATATAATTCCATGTGCTATAACTGCAAGAAATTTTTGAATGGATGTAGAGGAGAAAAAAATAAGATTTACAGCGGTTGCGTTTATAAAGAAAAAATGGAGGTTAGAAACAATGGCTAAATATTTTAAAAAAGTAAAATCATACAGTGATCTTAAATCACAATTTAAGACTCTTTTAAAAGCAAATCATCCAGATAACGGCGGAGACGCTGAGGTTATGAAGGAAATTAACGCTGAATATGACGCTCTTTTTGCAATTTGGAAAGACAAGGAAGAAAAGGAAACCGGTGAAAAGGTAACAGAAACTGCAGAAGGTACCCGTTTTGAATTTTATACAGATTATGGCTGGGCCGGAAGTAACTATAATGGTAATCTTTCACTGAAAGAAATTGCAAAAATTGTCCGTACATATATTAAGGAAAAATATCCGCTTTACAAGTTTAGCGTGCGCACTTCTTACGCGTCTATGTGCCAGGAATTGCACGTTGACATTTTGGAAAGCCCTATTGAAATTTACAAGCCGTTTGACGAACTTACAAGCGATGATTTTTCAAAAATTTCCAAATGCCTTTATCCGTGGGATTATGTAATTGATGAACGTTTAAAATTTTTAAATGCTTCAAAAGAAGAAAAAAGAAAAGTTATTGAAGAATCTGAAAGTTCCGGAAAAAATGTTTTAAACGATATTACAAAAGCGGTAATTGATGATGTTGATGCTTTTGTTAATTCTTATAATTATAACGACAGTGACGGAATGATAGACTATTTTGACGTTAACTTCTACTATTTTGGTTGCTGTCAAGAGCATGGAAAATATGTAAAAATCGTGCCTAAGACACCAAGAATCAAAAATCAGAAAAAGGAAGTTAAGCCAAAGGCAAGCGAAAAACCAAAAAAGGAAGAAAAGACAGAACAGGTTGAGGAGAAAGCCAAGGAAGCAAAATATACGTATAAAATTACACGCGGAGAAGATACCCGTGATGGTTCTGTTCTGTGGCTTGTAAGAGTTTCTGAGAGCCTGAGCAAAGAGCAGTATATTGCAGAGAGCGAAAAGATGAAAAGACGCGGTGGATATTATAGCAAATTCAAACATGCGTTTATCTTCCGAACTGATCCAACAGAGATTCTAGGAGGTAAGACGGCATGACAGGATGTGAAAAGAGCTGTTGCAGGTGTCCAGAACGCGACACCTGCGCGGATAAAAACAAGCAGCTGCTCAACAAGCTATTTACGCGTTATGGAAACGCTGAAAAGACAAGTGACAAGAAAATATATATTTATGAGAGACACCCGGAAACTCTGCACACGGCCAAGACCATATTAAACAGCTTTAACAGTGTCGAGAGAACACTTGAAGAGCTGGAAGAAGTCATGGAAGAGCTGAAAGCGTACCGCGTCGCATTAACTGAAAGATACAATTTTATTGCAACAGCTCCAACCAAGCAAAAAATAAAGTTGTATCGTGAAAAAAAGTATGGGGGTAAAGTGTTTTACTTCATCCAGTTTTACACGGTTAATCTGGTGGATGGCTACGAAGATCTAACCGAGGTTATACGCTACGAAGGTAAGGAACGCAAGAAAGCTATAGAACGCTTTGAACAGCTCAAAAAAGAAAAGACAGGCGTTATTTTTGAACAGGATATCGAGCGCGCCCGTTGGGAAAGATAAGGAAGGTAAAACATGAATACATACGAAGAACATATGCAGAACTTTTTGAAGGTGCGTGAATTTTTGCGTGCATCTGGTGAGATTTCCGCGCTTGCAGTGGCATTTCATAAGCCGGTTAAGTGGTATGGCGAACACTCACAGATGGAGGCTGTGAAACTGTTGAGAGAAGAAAGTGAGGGCGAACGATGATTTTACAGACAGTATCTATCAGTGCCGCGCCGCGAGAGCTACATATAAAGCTTTTCAAGGTTCACGGCGAGGAGTGGGAAAAGCTGGTGCAAGAAATTGCAAGCCTTGACGCTGTGGCCCTTGTGTCATGGGCGCGAGTATTCGAGGCGGTAAAGACTCCAGGTGTGGTGGCACACTGGGAAGTACAGCACGAAATTGACGGCAAGGCATACACAGAGCAACGCATATTGCACGCATCCGTAAAAAATCCGGGCTACATTCAGTTTTCTACGGCTCACATCTACCCAGACGAATATATCCCGGTGATGGATTCACAGTTTAAAAATGCATCTGATTTTTTCCGGTATGAAGCGCCACTGTCGGCAGTTGTTATTATTGAAAAGGTTGCGTGACACGGAAAGAGGTGATAAAATGAAGTTAATCTGGGAACCAAACCTGCAGATTGAGAAGATGTGCAGCAGTGCAGAGCGTGCCATTCTCTGCCAAAAGTCAAGAGGATTCAAGACAACGATTGAAAAAGAAGAAAAGCATGAAAAAATGCTTGATGCAGTAGCAAAGGGCATTGGTGACTTGTTACTCGGTGCGCTGATCTTCGGCGGCATGACAGTTGCGTTGTACTATGGAAGTATTTGATAAGAGGATATGAAGCATGTTTAAACAGACGTTCTCTGTACTCGCACGTACAATTATAATTTTATTTCAATCCACACAGACGGTTCACTGCCTGTGAATAGCGACCGAAGCCGGAATAAATATCATCTTCATTTTTAAGATAGCGTGATGGCTTGAAAAAGTCAAGAACTTTTTGTATAATACTTACAATGTACAAACAGTATTGCTATCTTATAATAGTGCATATTGACAAGGGAAAGGAGTCGGCAATGGCAAAGAAAGATTTAACAGGCGAACGGCATGGAGATTTGGTGGTGCTGGGAGCTTCCGAAAATAAATACGCTAGTCCTAACACCGGAAAAAGAATAAGCCTTTGGAAAGTGAAATGCTTAAAATGCGGAAATATAAAAGAAATGCAGGCATCTCACTTTTACAGATGTGTAACATGTGGATGCGTAAGAAGACGTAAATACCACAACTGTGTAATATGTGGAAAGCCATTTATTTGGCATCCGAGTGATACAAAACAATGTTGTTCTGCTAAATGTGCGGCACAATTAAGAAAGAAACACGGCTTGTGTACGCCAAAGGGGACACCTATGCCGCCTGCTCTAATTGAAGCTCAAAAGAAAAGTCAATTAGTAAAAGCGGCTCGCGAACGATTTGCAAAAGAAGCAACTAAAGCGGCTCATGCTTTGCCAGAAGGACAACCGGGACCACAAAACAGAACTGCTAAAAAGTGGATTTTAATTGATCCTCTAGGAAATTGTTATATAGCAGTATCGTTGAAGGATTGGGCTAGAAGAAATTGCCGAAGGTTCTTTGATGAAGATGTACCAGAAAATATTGCAGCTGGACGCGTGCGTGGTGGTTTTACTGCAATTGCAAGTAGTTTACGTGGTGTGTCTTCACGGAGATCTAGGCCAGTGTATACTTATAAGGGCTGGCGATTGGAAGAGTTACCAGTTGAAAAGACCGAAGAGGATGTTAAAATGGCGTTGGAAGAAAATAGGAGACAAAATGGCGAAGAGAAAGAAAAAAGTTGAGAATAAACGAATCCTGGCACTAGAACTGTACAAAGGATTCTTAAAGGCTGAACCTGATTTGGCCGATCAAGCAAAAGCTGCGATTGAGGATTTTAAAGCTCAAGGCGCAAAATGGGACGAAAATATTGTATACTGTCCTAATGATAAAATACTGCTAGAAATCAAAAAAGCACGCATGGGGGAGCCAGATGCGAAGTATTTCAAAAGGCTTAGAAATGCCACTGCAGGATTGATTTCAGCAGTGGCAACATGGGATTTATCAAAAGTAATTTATCGCTTTGACGAAGATTTTTATAGTGAATTAAGAGAAACAGAAGGAATAGAAAAAGTTCCGGTAAACATGTTACTTCATTTGCCATATAAATGTTTATGTCTTCAAGTTGGTGACGAATCAAGGTTTACATATTTGAATTATGATTTTGAATTTAAATTATATGAATTAAGGATTGAAAGACTTTTCTTTAATGATGATGAAAACAGAATTGAATCAAGGAGCTATTTTTTAATCTTATCGTCTGATAAATTGCAAAAATGCATAGACCATACAATTTCCGCTGGAATTGATAACTATAAAAGAATGGGGCTACCGGAGTTTTCGGAGAAATTTGAAGAAACATATAGAAAAGAACGCGAAATATTTCAAAGTACAATACAAATGATTCTGTTTATATTATCACAGAATGTAGATATTGTCGAGAATGAAGAAAACAAGAAAGCAAGAAAGAAATATGTTCGTTCTGGTGCAAAGGAGATTCCCAAGGTATTGGATGCAGGATACCGTGTGGGAGCTGAAATAAGGAACGTTAGGGAAATCAATGTATACAAGAACAAGACAGAAGCAAATGAACAAAACCTTGATACACTACCCTCTGCCGCAGGAAGTAAAAAGATTCCGCATGTACGCCGCGCACACTGGCATCATTTCTGGATAGGGAGTGAAAAGGCAGGAAACAGAAAACTTGTGATCAGATGGTTGCCACCTATAGCAATAGGAAGCAGAGTCCAGGATCTTTCACCAGTTGTACATGATATTAGAGCATAGTCAAAAACTTCTGGCTAAAGTCACGAATTTTTAATAAAAAGAAAGGAACAGGAAAACAAGAATGAATGAAGAAAAAATGAAACGAGTAATTGAAGCAGTAACGCAGTGCAAGCCACTTGCCAAAAATGATTGGCCGAGAGGGCACGAAGAATGGGGATGGTTGCTGGATAGAACATGCGATTTGTACAGCAATTATATTTCTTTGGAAAACGAAGCTCTGAAAAAGGCAGTTAAAATTGTAGTTGAAGAGTTTTTTGATTTTGTTGATAAAGTCTATCCAGAAAACGAAGAGCCTATTCCAGGTAAAGAATTTTTTGATTCTGTTGATAAAAACTATTTAGAAGATAAAGGGTATATTCCGGATTTTGCAGAAGAATTATATGAAAAACTTGTTGACGATGATGGAGATGAAAAAACGGAAAAAGAAAGAGATATAGAACGTACAATAAACTTGATGATGACAATAATAGAATTTACGTGTCATTGTGAGGAAGAATACTTAGCACAAATGCCTGCCGAAGAGTTAAAAGCATGGGAAACATTAGCAAGGATAGATAAAAATTATAGAATAAAAATTTGTCGCGGATATAAATTTGGGAAAATAGCAGATGGTTTTGTGATCGACGACACAGTTGATAACTTGATACAGCTCCACAAAAACGCAGAAGAGGCACGAGAAAGCGAAATTGCGTATCCATTTAAATGGTATATGTAAAAATAAAAGATATAATATTAAAGTATAGCTAAAAAGTAGGGATAGAATCAAATCTATCCCTATTATTTTACAGTTCTTGACAGTATTTTACATTACTTTACATTATTATACATTATTTTACTGTAAAATAATGTCAAAATCTATCGGCTTTTCTTACGGCGCTTCTTCTGCTTCTGCTGTTTGTATTCGGTTCTTATGACTGTGATATTTCCGACAGTTTCCTCAGTTCTGATTCGCTTCAAACTGCCAACATAGGTTATTATGCTGATTTCGCGCTTCTTTCCACTTCTACCGCCCATATCATCCCCTCAACTTTCTTGTAAGTTTCTGCCCAAATGATTCTCGATACGTGATTTTTACATCTGTGTCCACATCAATAGGACGTCCAACCACTAAAATTTCTGTAGGATGGAGTCGGGAACACATTTCTTTGAAGCCCTGCCGATAACACTCCTTGCCTTGATCGGTGAAGCAACCGTTTGTGCTGATTGCCAACGTACTCTCTTCTGGCAACCCTTCAAAGCAAAAATCAAACGTCTCTGTGTTTCCCCAACCTACAGTTGGAATGATGTTACAGCCGTTCATAAATAGCCACCATGCAAGGGCACGGCTTCTGTACACTTGATGCAGCTGCATGACCTTTGGCATAGAGTCATAAAATGAGAAGTCAGGAGCACAGATGTATTTAAAATTTTCAAGTGTTGGAAGATACTTTTGCGGCTGATTCCATAATGGCTCGAACCGTGTGTCGTCAATAAAAAAGTGGCAAAGCGCCTTCTTCGGATTTTTTTCTTTTGCCGCCTCACAAAATGATACTGCATTAAGCCCACTCAGAGCAGCATGTACTGGGAGCAGTTTTGGAAAGCCCAGTGGAGTAAGTTCGGATTGATAAAGATATCGCTCACGAAGAACATCTTTTTGCGTGTGAATCTTTGTATACATCTACCTTCCTTTCTGGCACATTGCCTAAAGTCTTTATTTTATGCACAGTACCTAATTGTATTGTTTCCTAAAAGCTGATATATAAGTTCGTCTGCAACAGTTACTATACTCCTGCCAAAAAGGCTTATAAAGTCTGCGACAATTTCCTCTGTTTCAATCGGGATAGAGTATCCGTATTCCATTGCGTGAACGTGTGTCAATTCGTGGCACAGCACTTTGTCAATCATCTGGCTTGACAGATCATTACACATAAAGACAGTCTTTAAATTGTTGTCGGTTACACCGAGAGTATATGTTCCGTCACTGCGTTGCAACTGCGGATCACCAGGATTGACAAAGCAAACTTGCCAAGTGTTGTTATTTACTGTAAAAAACATTTGATACCCCCATTATAGCACATTTATAGCAAGTGCGCAATTGAAATAAAACCGGGAGCAAATGCCCCCGGCTGTACAATTGATTATATACGCTGTACCCAGTTTGTCATCTTGGTTTTCATCATCGTTTTTTCGGAAGCTGAAAGCCCTGGCATGATCTCTTTAAGATCTTCATCAATGACAGCCAGCAAGGACTCAAGCCCTCGCATGTTTGCGTCATTGTCTTCTTTAGTGTTAGCTTTGTGCATGTCCTTAGTCTCACTGTATGACCTTCTAGCACGGTCATATCGGCTTTCTGACTTCATTCCCATATCTTCTACGCTTCTACCATCTGACGGCATTTGGGAGCCTCTACGTGGGTCAGAGTAGTACATGCGCCCAAAGCGGAGTCTATCAAGATCACGCATACGCTCTTCTTCTGGCATATCAGCCCATTCATAATACATTTCTGGTGTCATGTGCCAATAAGGTGGCTCGTCATAACCGCGTCTGCCTGTGGTCCTTGTCCCTCTACCCTTTGGGGCAAATCTGCCGTTAGCGTATCTGTAGCGGTCGTAATAGCGGCGTGACGGGTAATCACCGTATTGCTCAACCATTTCCATGATTTCGTCATCGTTTTCCAGTCTATCCATTGCCTCAACGATGCGATAATCTTTATCAAAGCAAGCAATGTTCTTAACAATTTCGGTCCAATCTTTTAAATCATCAAGATTCTGGCCTTCGAAATTATCAATTCCAATAGCTTTAGCTTTTTCTTTAACACATTCCAAGATCTCTTTGGCCCATTTATGCATAGTCTACCTCCAATCAAGCAACCCTATTTACTATAAGGTTTGCGTTAGCAACTTCAATAGCGGCGCCACTTGTATTCTCAACTGCAATATTTACGCAGCAGCCACGCGGAACATTGATGAAAATGCCCGAAGATACATTATTGAATTGAGACACTGCAGCTGGTGTTGAAATCATTTCGGAAGCAAGCACTGGCTCACCACTGATAGCAATTGCTAATGATATAGGAGCCACAGTTCCCCCAGCCGGAAGAGCTATATTCGCAGAAAAGTCTACAAAAAAACGTGCCTGACACTGATTCGTAAGACCTCTAAGAGTAATGATTCCACTGCCTTCACGGTGCTGTATGCAGTTTGAACCCTTAACAGATGTACTTGTAAAAGTTATATTTCCATTTGCCGCAACTTCCTGCGTTGCGACTGCAACATATTCTGCCATTCGATACCTCCTTAAAATAAGGGACAGGCTCTATTTTGAGTCTGCCCCCTTTACTGATAGTAATACTGCGTTAGTTAGCAGACATAACCTTGACGATTAAGATACTTATTCTTCTTCTTTTTTTCTTAGATATTCAGGTATTTCGATACGAGGAAGTTGATGAAATTTTTGCTCTTTCTTGCCAAAAAGACATTCTTCTGGTGTCCAACCAGCATTATATCTATATCTTATGGCTTCTTTACTTAACCCAAGTTCTTTCGACCATTGAGAAAGAGTTTTCTTTACCCCGTTATAAGTTATAAAAACAGAAGTCCTCTTGTTAGATTGTTGCTCAGCCATCGAAATCCATTTACAATTATCAGGTTCGTAATTACCATTTACATCTATTCTTTCTAGGGTGAGACCATCAGAATATCCATTTTTATACGCCCATTCTCTAAAATTCCAAAATTTAAGCCAATCGTCGCATATTTTAATTCCTCTCCCACCGTAGTTTTTATAGCACGGAATTTTTTTATTGTAACATCTTGTCTTTATCGAACCCCATTTTTTGTAAAGCGTACCTGTTGATTCTCCGTGACAGCATCTTGTCTGTTTAGCATAAAAGCTTCTTAGACATCCGCAAGAAGTACTGGTGCCACGTTCAAGATTGTATTGATAGCACTTTATATCTTTTCCACAGTCGCAATGACAAAGCCATAAAATATTTCCAGTTTTTCTTCCTAGATTTTTTATAGCGGTCAGATTTCCAAATTTCATTCCTGTTAAATCCTTAGCTTTGTGAATACAGCCGCAACTTTTTGTGTGACCGTTTTTAAGACTTTTCTCATTTACAGCTGCATAGTTTCCACAGTCGCATTTGCATTTCCACAGATCGTATCCTTTTTCATTTTTACCTGAATATTCAAGAACTGTAAGTTTTCCAAACTTCTCTCCAATTAGATTTTTGCTTGTCATGTGTCCAACCTCCGATTATAATAATAAAATTATTATATCATAAATTGGACACATAAACAATTCTAAACTTTATATAGAGAGAAAGTTAGCAATTACATCCTGCATTGCAACCATATCCAGCATACGGGTATGGAGCTGGTACTGTGTAGGACGGAACTGGAGCCGGGTTAATTCTGCGAATTAGCTCTGCAGTCTGAGCCTCCTGATTAGCAGTAATATATGCGTTTTGCGCTGATTGAGATGCTGCAAGCTCAAGCTTTTGAACTTTGTCTCTAAGGTCAGCATTTTCTTTAGCGCAGAGATAATCAAGAACTGCCCTAGTGCCTGCATTCTGGTTGTCAATGATATCACGTGTATTGGTTGCTGCATTATAGTTTAACTGGCAGAAGCCTTTATCAATGGACTGCTGAATTGCATTTGCTTGTGTAGCCATGTTATAATTGGTGTTAGAGAGTGCCTCTTTGTTGTCACAGCAGCATTGTGCGAGTTGTGCCTGCAGAGCATTTGTATTTTGCATATTAGCTACGGTATCAGCGTTGATAGCCTGCTGAATGCCGTATCCAGTCTGCATGATGTTTGTGTTGATCCCATTGAATCCGGTTAACATGCTATTGTTAACTGCGTAAAATCCATCACAAATACCATTGTTGATTCCGTCTAACTTTCCAACAATCGCTTGGTGATCAAAACCACGCTGAATTGCGCTGTCTGTGTAGGCTGCCGCGGTAGAACCCATGCCGCCACCGTTGTTGCCCCAGCCACCGAAGCCATTACCCCAGCCGAAAATGGCAAAAATCAAAATGATCCAGATCCATCCCCAACCGTCGTTGCCCCAGCCACCGCTGTTGTTACCGTTACCATCAATGCTAGCCACTAATGGTACACTACAGTTTCCTGAGTTAAACATACTATTTACCTCCGTAATATTTTTTTATATACATAATCTTGCGCAAGAATTAGTATCATGTTTTTATTGCATTCCAAATTGATTTTTTATCTGGCGAACTGCATCATCAACATTTATCCCTTTTTCTTTGCAAAGGTTGCGAGCTAATTGTTCTACACCCTTTGTATCACCTTTATTTGCCATATCCATAGCATTTTTTAAAATAGGATTACTCATAGCTTGGCTGTTTCCAGCCATCTGCTGCAAAAACTGCTGTGGATTCCTCATGGCTTGAAATAGCTGAAATGGATTATTCATTCTCATTTGCCTCCTTCTTTAAGCCTCCGGGCCTTTTAGGTGCTATCTTAGGCATCAATTCATCAAACTTCTTTTCGAGGCTATCAAATCTTGCCATAAATGCCTCTGTAGCCTCGTCAGATAGCCCCATTTTCATTTTGGACATGTCGGCTGAACTATTTGCCGCATTTGGCTGTGAAGCTGTGTACGGCTTATATACAATCGTTCTAATGGTTCCATCTGCATTCCACGATTTTGTATAGATCTCTGACATGTCTTGCTTTGGGAATACGGCAACTGAGCCGTCCATAGGTACATCGTTCGCAGTAATTTGTTCGACAGCTTGCACGACCTTTCCGTTCAATCCAGCTTGCTGCTGTGGCTGAATGCTTTGCTGTTGATTAAAAAGCGGTTGGTTTTGCTGCAGATCATAACGCGGCTGCTGATATTGATACGGGTAATAACTATTATATTGGCCATACATTGTCTGTTGGTTGTACGGTTGATACATCTGATTTGGTATCGGCATCGTCGATTATCACTCCTTCCTCGTCAAGAACCTCTCCAATAGCCTGAATCATTGCTGATTGATACTGCATTGGAATCATACATACATCTGGTCTTTCAAATATTTTAGTTAAAAATGATTCAGGAAACATCATTCACACCTTCCTTCCTCTTATTCTGACTGTATTGTGCCATAAAAATAAGATGTAAAAACGACAGAGATACGACATATTAACGACAAAAAGAGCTGCCAGATAAACTGACAACTCTTTTAAAGAATATTTTACTGTAAATAAATGTCAAATATTGTTAAATAAAGTTAAATAATGTAAAAAATGTAAAATACACTATTACAACATCTGCAATTCCTCTCCGGTGTCCTTTGATGTGAGTTTGATAGAAACGTCATATCCTAATGCTTCGGATATCTGACGTATATCACTTTCTCTAAAATTATTTAATCTAAGCTTTTTGGACACATTGGACTGAGAGCATCCTAATAGTTTTGCAAGCTGAGTGCCGTCCATCTCTTTCTTAAACATTATTGTTTTTATGATGGTTGAAAACGTGTTTTTATTTTCTGAATCCACTTAATCACCTTCTTCCTTTGATTTAAGCTCTGCCTTGTAAGAAATCAAATGTTCTTTTACAGCCTCAAGGTCATTAGATTCCTCTGGTATCAATCGGTTGAGATAATACAAAAAAGAATTATAAGCCTTTGCTGTGCAATAATACTTTTCCTTGCCATTCACCGTAACTATTCGACCTCTAAATGATGTCGGGGATGCATTATCAATTAAAGATTTGGAAAAGTCCAGTGCAGACTGTTTGACCATTCTTAGAAAATACTCAAATGCGGTGGCGCTTGATGAAAGAAATCTGGACCAAATCAAATCTAGGTTACTAGAAAACTCATATTTTTTAAGTTCAGTCGGATTCTGCTTGCCACTAGCCATCTGAATATTGTAGGATAATACACCAATTTCATTTGCAATATAGTGGCACAGTTCAATGCCAACAGATATGTAATCTGCAAAGTTAGGATCGAGATTTGCTGTAAATCTTTTTGAACATTCATCAACAAACCTCATTAACTTGGAATCATACACCATTCCACAGGTCTGAAAGCCTGCATTGCCAATTCCAATTAAGCGCAACCATGTAGCAGTATCTTGATTGTTGCAAAGTATCTTGTCGAGTAGTTGCCACAATGGAACATCGTTAAATAAGCGAAGTGGTTTAGCACTGTTACTATTTAAAATGTAAAGTGCCATGGTTTCAGCTGTAACACGTTCTTTATCAAAAAATTCCCCACCCAATGCATTAAATCCGGTTATAACCCCATTTTCACGCTTGAGAAATATCCTGCGCGATTGGTGCGTGAATAATTCCGCTGGGTTAGAAGGTGGATCAATCTTTTTGCGCTCATCGGATCGTGGCAAGCATTCCCATATTGGGCAAGGCTTAGGCCACAATTCTCCATTACCATTCTGTAAAGGAACTAGGTTCATCATAAGTGTTTCAAAAAGATTTCGCCCGATTGCGTAAACAATAGTATTTTGCCCCAACCATCCAATACTGATTGAAGGCAAGCCTGCTTTACTCGGCTTTACAGAAACATCATCATACCCGTTGATAAAAAGAAGCCATCTAGCCGCTTCTGCATATGTTAGTTGCATTTTTGCTTCTCCACTTCTTGTCGCAAAAATTCGTACCTTGTTGTTGCTTTCAGAAATTTCTCCGTTTAACTTTGCAGCACCAAAAGCAGTTCCTTTTTTAGCTTCGTTTGCCTGATAGAATGGAGCATCAGGCTGAAAAAGCCAGAAACGTTCTCTGTATTCCTCTAAATATTTTAAAAATGCTTCCGGAAAATGTCCGAGACTCCAATAGCTTTTCCAACGGCTGATTGCTTCATCCCTGTTCAAAAGCGGAATCTCATCACCGTTTGAGTCGAATCTTGCAAATCCAGAATGAGCAATTGCAAGAAGCAGCCGTATCATTGCGACATTTTGAGTATCTGTTTCACCCGCCAAATCCATGCATTCATGACTGTGGGTGAAAACATCCGTGAGTGAAACTTCTTTAATGGTATAATCTGGAAGCAATACACGCACCCAATTTTCATCAAGCAAATTAAATTCTTTCTTCATATATATCCTTCTTTCTACAGTTCTTTACTTTATTTAACAGTTCTTTACATTCAAATAATGTCAAATAAGGTTAAATACTGCTATTTACTAATATATATATTTCTTGCAATGCATAATCTATATTCATACGGCTCAAATATCCAATTTTTGCATTCCAATCTTGGACCTTTGCAATCATGGCGTAATACAGCTTGTGGCTCAAGTGGGCAGTTACAAAGAATACAAAGTCAGATTTTTTTAATGCAGCGTTGCGCACAGTGCTGACATCTCCTGCACTGATATATTGCCAATTCGGAAGATAAGTTTTGAGCTTCTTTATCAAGCTTGGATGCCCTCCAACAATTGTGCCACTAATGTTTTTTAATTGCTGAATTTGCTCCTTAGATAGCTCATTTGTATTTTCGGTTTCTGAATCGTTTTCCAGTGAAAATATATGCTCTCGCAAAGCATAAAGCTCCCTACGTTCACTCTCTACCTTTTGCAGTTCGGATTTTAGCGCATCATTCTTCTGCTTGAGTAGATTTATCTCATCAGATAAGCGCTGAACCTGCTCAGTACAAGCTTTTTGTTCAGACATCCTGCGTTCCTGAGATTCAGATAATGCAGATTTGGCTTGAAGCAATTCATTTTTAATGCTCTCTACTTCAATATACACGTCTTCGCGATTGTGTTGGAAGTAGTATTCTTTAGACTGCTTATATGCCTTACACATAGCTAATATATAGCTCGTATATTTTGCATAAGTCAGGAAATCCTCACGTATTCCTCCTCTTTTTCCGTGCGTATAAGCAATTGCTAGTGCTTCAAGATCTTCATGTGTGAACTGTAATTCAGAAAAAATAGAAACACCTGAAAGCGATTCAATATCAAACACTGTAGTGTATCCAAATTCGTCATTTTTTGGCGCTAACTGGATCTGCTTAAATAAATCTTTTGGAAGCTGACTGATGTATGATTTTGCTCTTTCTTGGAAGGCACAGTCATATTTCTTTAATCCGTTTTGTATTCTGCGTTCTGGATTGTATCCGTAGTTTGCAATAAAGCAAAGTAATTCATCGCATTTTTTGCGTTCTTGTATTAACTCTTGTGGCCACATATCTGAAAAGTAATAGCCTGCAAATAAATTACCATTAAAATTATCGTCTGAAACATGATCCGACTTTGCAAGCTTTACATAAATGATTTCTCCGATTGCACTATCAAAATGAAGCGGTTCGTCTTTTGGAAGCCTTTTAAAAATGTTGTATAGCTTTCTGTATCCCTTTTTAAAAAGAATGTCCAAAGAAGTCTGTGCTTGTTCATCTTCTGTGTAGCTATATTCGACGATTCCGAGTGCTTTTTTATAAGCTTCTTCTGTTTGTAGAGACAGTTCTTCCGAAAATAAAGTGTTGTAATATTCGCTCTGCTTTGCAGCGTTATAATAAGCTACAGCATTCTTGCCATATTCGTTTTCTAAATCTAATCGTATATGGCGTGCAAACGCGATAGCGCAAGCGTAAAACGGTATCAAGTTTACTCGTTCCACAAAATACCTCCTTCCTTAATAGTCCTCTTTCTGCGCCCCGTTAGACACATTTTTCATTTGCCTTGCTGAGATTTTTATAATCTTTCGGTCACAATCACAACCAGTAGGCGAAACCTGCCTTCTGAAGGTACTTTTCTCTATCCATTCGGAAATCCCTTCGTGGCAGGTTCTTATTTATGCTTTCCATATATGCCTTACGGCAAGCGTCTGTCGTGAGTTTCTTTGATAGATAGTCGTAGCAGAGACCCCACCCATCAAAAAAAACATTGACACTTTCGAGAGCCGCTATAACCTCGGACTCCGTTTCTGCAGCCTTGCTTACGGCGATTATCTCGTCGCAAGTTTTGGTGTACTCGTCATGATCTCGGTACTCCTCAAACACATTTACAGTAAAAGCATCTTCTCTCATAATAAACCTCATTTCTCCCCGTCTCGCCGCTAGGTCAGCATAAAATTTGTTTTGCCTTGTACCACCCGTTTTGCCGGTAGTACAGCATTTTTCATTTGCCTTGCTGAGTTGATTTTTTTCACGGCCAACTAGTTCTTTACCTTATTAAACATTTTTTAAATGTCAAATAATGTAAAAAAATTATAGACTATGTGTCCGCATGTATTCCTCAATGGCGAAACAAGCAAATCCTGCTAGGGTGCGGCCTGACTTACGAGCAGCTTCTGAAAAGGCTGCCTTTTGTGATTCTGTGCACGACACGCTGAACTGAATCTTACGCTCAGCTGCAGGGACTTCCCTGCGTCCTACATACCCACCATTTGGACCAATCTTCGGAGTTGGATTATATCCAGGCGTATATACTCTGTTCGGATCAACCGGAGCGGAGACAAAAACTGATTTTTTTCCCACCGGCTGGATGCTTGGAATTTCAGTTTCGCCAGTATCTGCAAAATCAATGCCGGCTGTCACATCAAAAGAAGTAGTAGTGGCGTTATCTTTCTTTCTCATCTCTAATCACTCCTTAATTAGTTCCTCTGCGAACTGCACATAGTCAATGGCAGCGTTACACTTCGGTTCAAAATTCATGAGGGTTGTTCTAGTTGCCTGTGCCTTTTGTACGGCAATGCTTTCACGAATAGTTGTGCAGAAAACCTTTGTGTTGAGCTGCTTGGCAATCTCTTCCAAAGAAGCTTTAACTTCCTGGGCGAGGAGCTGACGACTCTTATATTTCACCAGCAAGAGTCCTGCAACCTCTAGGTTAGGATTATTTCTTTTCTTTACACCTGTGAGGGTTCTATTCAACTCTGACAGACCTTGAATGGCATAGCGGTCTGCAGTGACAGGAATGATGACCTTGTCAGAAGCAATCAAACAGTTTTTGAGCAATTTGTTGTCAGCCGGAGCTGTATCAATAATAACGTAGTCATAACCAGTTAATTCAGAAAGAGCGTCTTTTAGTCTAAAATACTCATTCCCATCACTTGGGAATCTTTGATCTGCTGTTTTTAACTCTGGATCAGACGCAACTATATCGCCTATTTCTGTTTTTTGAATAGCTTCCGCAATTGGAAGTGGATCTTCGATGTCTAAAATAACATCGTAGAGAGTTGCCATATCTTTGGACACTGCTCTATAAGTGTCCGTACTGTTACCCTGTGGGTCAGCGTCAACCAGTAAGACCTTCTTGCCTTGCGACATTAAAATCGACGCAAGTGTAGTGGCTGTTGTGGTTTTTGCAATGCCGCCTTTTTGATTTGCAATGCATATTACTTTCATTGTGAAACCTCCTTTGTGATTACATTATTCTACATTATTTTACAATTCTTAACATAATTTAACATTTCTTTACAGTAAAATAATGTTTTTTTCTTTCTCAGTTATAGGATACATTATTAGAACTAAAAAGTCAATAGTTAGAACTAAAAAGTTATAAAAAATATCTTTAAGGTTATACGTGTGACATTTCTTTACAGTAAAATAATGTTAAAAATGTTGTAAAAATCCCCTAGCATTATAAATACCAGGGGACTATTTATAGTTGGTTGATTTTTGATTTTATATCGGCAATCCTGCGATCAACCGTCCTAGTTGACACAGATAACCGGGTTGCTATTTCGCTGATAGATTTGCCTTTAGACAACATATCAAACGTTATCTCTTCATCCTCCGTGAAATTACTTCTAAGTTTGTAATCATCAAGCTTAGACTGGGTAAGTTTGTGTAATTTCACGGATCACATCATGACTCCTTGATTGTTAGCTCTTTAGAATCAGTTCTTTTGAGAATAATAAGCTGCCTATCCATATCCGGTATCTTCCAATTATCAACAGATTCAGAGTCATCTACGATGATAGGAAGGGTAGTAGCGTATTTCTTCTGAAAAGCCTTGCAAACATCTGTCTCGATTAAGATTTTTGCACCGTGATTAAGGTTTCTAGCGTATGGTTCACCGTTTACACAGAAATCACACGTTTCTTCTAGGTCGCCATTCACAAGCTGTCTGAAAAATTTCACTTGACAGTACTCTAAATACTCGTTTACTTTGCTTTCTAAAAGCTCGTGCTTGCGAATGTTGAAGCGTTTGAGCAAGTCGAGTTGTGCCTGCGTATCTGCAATTAGTTGCTCATTCTTTCGGCGCTCAACGTTAAGCTCTGCAACCCTTGCGTCAATTTTGGCATTGATTTCAGCTTTTGCAAGCTCTGCTTTTAGACTAGATAACTGATGTTGGAGGTTGTTTTCCTCTGCCTTGAGCTGCGCAAACGTTGCATTTGCAGTATTTGCTTCTAACTGGCTTTCAAGCTTTGTGATTTCTGCAGATCTGGTTTTTGCTGTCTCGTCTGGCTCTGCTGGAGGTACAGTGGATATAACTTTTTTCTGAGCAACTAAATCATCGACAACTCTTGAGTTTTTATTGGATTCTTCACGAAGGGCAGAAAGCTCTGCATCTGCAGCATTGAACTTTTCACGTAAAGCATCAATAGCTTCTTTACATTTCATTCCATCGTCTGTGATTTCCTGCAACTTTTCTTCCTTCGATTCTTCGAAATGCTTTCGCATTTCATCCTGCTGATCAGATGGGTATTCACGCTTGCAATACGGGCAAATCAGCAAATTTTCATCAAATTGCATATCTTTATTGCTTTTCCAGTCACTTGAAAGCTTCAAGCGCTTAGTTTCAAGATTCCGAATCTCGGAGTCAATCTGGTACAATTCATGTTCCTTGGCGTTTAAATTGTTATTGGATAGGAAAAGTTCTTCCTTTGCTGCCATAATCTGAGCATCTAAATCGGCAATTCTTTTCCTGTTTTCGGCATTAGCGTCATCAGTGACCTTTAATTGCTCCTGCTTCAACTTATAAATTTGTGCCTGAATTGCACGTTGCTCATCAAATGCCTTCTGCACATCAGCTTGTTTACTCTGGTTATCTTTCAGTCTGCTTTCAATATCTGCAATCTGACTGTTTACCAAGGCTTCATCAATGACAATTTTCTGTTTTTCCACCTCATCAATACGGCTCGGAAACTCTTTACGAATATCAAGCAGTCCTTTAGTGCCATTCCTTCCGCGTCTGCCATTCAGCATAGTATTAAATTTTGATTTTAACTCATCAACATTGCCATCATCCAGCAGTGGGAGAAGAGGGGAGAACTCCGGAAAACGTTCACAAACCTCTGCATTGGAGCACGTTCCAAAGGTGGATTCCAAGATTGATCTGCAGTCAGCAGTACTCTTTGATAAGAGCGTTTTAGCATTGATTAAGTTCGAAAGTGCGCTCACAGGAACCAATTCTTCTGCAATAAAATCTTCATAGTCACACTTCTTTTTCGGAATATCATTGATATAATAGTCAATAACATTGCCTGTGAAGTCACCCTTTGTGTTGTAGTTCTGACGAGAAACCTTCTTAAACGTCTTGCTGGAACCGTTAAGCTCTACGGTCATCTCGACTGTAACCTCAATATCGTTAATCTCGTTACCTGATTTATCGTGTGGCCTGATTCCAGTGATTTCTTCACCATTCTCACCCCTACAATTAAGTACCCAAAAAATAGCCCTCTTAACTGTGCTTTTTCCAGATTCATTACATCCAGATACCTCTGTCTTATTGTATAAATCTGTATCTATAGCTTTTCCGTTGTAAAAACTGCAAAAATTATCTAACTTCAAATGCTTAATTCTCATCGTTTTCCCTCTTTCTTTCGTCATCGGTTTCATTTGCGCTTGATGCAGTACACAAAGCAACTGCAAGCACACCAGTAATTCCGCCAAATAATAGTCCTGCTATTAAACCGATTAAAAAATCCATACTATTCATCCTTTCTGCTTACAGAATCTATCTCAAATGAGAATCCAGTTCTATCTTCGAGTTCTTTCATAAAACGTTCAATGTCTCCGTCGTATTCCTTTGAGAATTTGTCAACATAGTCCATTGTTTTCTGTATTCGTTTGGCGATTGCCTCAGCCTTCCAATTAGGACAAGTATCTGCCAAAGCAAGTCCAAATGATGTTAATATGATGCTGTATATGTTGTCCACAGCATCTTTATTTGCCTTTTGGTAATATTTGTCATAAAGCTTGCGATCAACGTCTCGTGCAATATTTTCTTTTAACAAAGCAATTCTTATGCTTTCTTCCGCACCTGTGATTCGCTGTTCTACGATTTTGTTTCCTTTTTTTGCTTCTCTTTCAGCCCGTCTCCTTTGTGCTCGTGTCATAGAGCCTCCTTCTATGTTAGATTAAAATAGACTATTTTAATGTATTAAAGCTTATTATAATTTAAAATAGTCTATAAAACTGTGCTTTGCTTATATATTTAGTTCTGGCAAATACTCTGGTTGCTCGGATGCAATTGAAACCTTTCCCTGCAACTTCTGACATTCTTTTTGCTTCGCAATCTCTGCGGAGTATGTTCTTAAAAAATTGCTGTGAATAACTGTCTCAAACTGAGTTGCTTGTCCCTTCGCCCATTCTTCCAGATTCCTTGCGTTTCCAACTGTTGACTGGATAATTGGTGGAAGCTTGGCAAACTCGTCATCAGCATGATATGTGCTGTTTCTTACAGCTATCCGAACCAAAGACCACGCTTCCAACGGCGTAGGCGTGTCTGCTTGACTCAAAGCGACTAACTTTTCGTTAATTTGACCGATTGACGGCGGAAAGCCTGTGTTTTCTGAAAGTATGTATGCTTTGAGTGCTGCACTAACCTGCTCGTAAGTATAGCCAGATAGCATATTTGCCCATGTAGTGGCAGTAAGCTCTATATCTGCAATTTTGTAGTTTGGATATGATACAGTCATTACCGCCATTAACTTTTTAGCCTCGTTTTTAGTCATCCGTAATACTTCCCAAAATTGCATCAAGTTGTGAACGCTGCGGATTTTGTTTGCCCTTGAAGCTATAGCCAGCATCATGCAGTGGGAAAAGTCCTACCCAGCAGTTATCAACAGACTGGTTTAAAATCTTGATCATAAGCTCGATGTCTCCACCAGATAGATTCTCCAACTTGACTATTGCTCTCTTCAAGGCATTTGCGGTTAGGGGCTTTTTAATCTTTACTCTCATAGAAACAAAATCGTTAAATGCCTCATTCAGGTATTCATTATCGAAGTATTTTTTTGAAGATACGTTCTTGTTTTTTACGTCCATTAGCTCATTTAAATCATCATACAAAGAGATGATTAGCGAAACTGCATCACCCTCGCCATTAGATGTTAGTAAGCTCACAGCGTTTTTTACTCTGGGCTCATAGCCCTTGCTTTTGATTTGAGTTATCAGCTCTTTTCTTGTCATTTTTACCACCTTCCTTTCTTTCTTTCTTCTGCCGTTTATTCATGGTTCTCCTCTGGTAAGTCAACAAAGCTGTTGACTTCCTGACCTTTTATGTAAAACATTTCCTCACCTCCTGCATCTAACCGTCAAATCGCGCTAGAAAGTCTATGAGCGCCCACACTTCTAAGCAGGTTGACAGCTTTTTCAAAATCTGGAGCGTATCCGCAATCTCTGAGAAGGACTGCGCAATCTGTAAACTGATTATTGATCATCATGCATGTTTCACGATATGCACTCTTCTTTACTTCGCTCTCTGGGTCGTTTATGTATTCTCCAAGCAGGTGCACACCCTTTGCTGAAAGTTCGTCAAGCTCATCAAGCTCGGTTTTCAGTCTGCTTTCTGTCTCTTTGCTCATTTCCCCTCCATACACTAGAATTATTTAAAATGGTTCTTGTTTTTTTATCGTTTACAATCTCTCGTTTTAGAGTCTCAATATCTGTTGACTCAACAAATACCGCGTCACCTGAAACAACAACTTTATTTTTACAATAAGGGCACATTACACATTTGTTGTAGTAATTTCTGTGTCCGCAAGAGGTTATTTTGTTAAAAAACACATCATCTTCCTCATAGCTCAAATTTCTATCACATTCAGGGCAAGTTATTACATTTTCTGCTTTAATAATTTTGATCATCTGTTTCCTTTCTCAAGCGCTTTTTCTGGCGGTAAACCTTTGATTCTATTATTCTTTCAACAAAATCTCTATCACCAAAAATCATGATGATTTGAGTCAACATGATAATAACGTCAGCGGTTTCTTCAAGAATATCCGCTCTGGCTTTTGCCAGGTCTGTGTCAGGCGTTGGATTTACATTTCCACCCTCCAGCTGAATTGTCTTGCGGCGATGTTTAAGCAGTGCTTTTGTCAGTTCGCTCATTTCTTCAATCGTCTGGTCGATTTGTTTATCCGCTCCGTAAGTATCAATACATTCCTGCAGTACTTCTGGATATGCCGTTGTTGGCAATCCTGTTGTTTCGTATATTTTCAAGCGTTCTCGGTTTTCTGCCATTCCAACAAGTGCCATATAAAAAGTGGCGATAAAACTATCAATATCTTCCTCTAGCTTAAATTGCAGATCGTCATACATTTCGTCACTAAATGCTTCATCGTTTACCGCTGACGCATCGGAATCGCTGTATGCTTTATTAAGATTCCGTGCAAGCTCCATAAGTGGAATTTCGCGTTCAAAATCTCTGTACCATACATCGCCATCTTTTACAAATACGCAATTGTGCATCAGTTCTATGATGCCTGACGGATTATCAAAAATTGTTTTAACCATATTTTTACACCTCTCTAGCCTTAATTAGCTTTCCTGCCAAGTCGTAATCGTATCCAGAATTTTCTTCTTTTTTATTCATGTAGTCGCAGAACTCCTGACATTCTTCTTCTGTTGTGAAGAATGTATGCCACAAGCTTTCTTCTAATTCTTTGAAATCTTTGTTGTGATCCACTATTGCATATGCACTACGACCAACTGTGTAGAAATACCCATCTGCAACTTCTTTGTACCAGCCCGTAATCTCTCCACTAGTATCACTAAGCATATATAGCAGATTTTCTTTCGGCTGATATGTTTTCTTGCGTTCTCCGCATTTGCAATCATCGTATACCACGTTTCCGGATGGTAATGTCACTTTGATTTTTCTGTCCTTATCGCATTTGTTACATTTCTTTTTGTACTGGTAGTCCCATTTTACCGACCACGTAACAACCTTAAATTGTTCCATTAACGTTTTCAGCCTAGCTTGTGCAGCTTTGGTTCCGGCCTTTTTTGTTGCGCTTTTGTACTCTGCTTTCTTTCTCTCATAATCTTCCTTTATGGATTCAAAATTTTCCTTGATGCCCTGCAATTTTTTGTTTTCCTCACGCAGCTTTTCAAGTTCGTCCTTAACTTCCTTTTTTACAGATTCCCGAAGCTCGTTTTTAAGTTCTTCGATTTTTGCGTCAAACTCGCTCGGCCCGAAATAATCTTCATCATCCATGTAATACATATTATTTGGCCTCCTCCCAGTCAATCTTCTGCCCACAATCTGAGCAATATGGTGATTTCCTTGCAATACTTATGCCGCTCCATACTGTCTTTCCGCAGCACGGGCATTCCCACAACTCGCAGTGGCTTTCTATCCATGCGTGTGGTTGATTACCTCTGTTTTCATGGACGACAGACTTGTGAATTGCTTTAACTGGTGGCTGAGGAAGCTGCTTCTTTAAGCATTCTACTGCTGTTTCGTAAGCAGTTTTTTCCCTTCCAACTCTCAAACTTGTCTGCATATCACAGTTACAAACTCGGTGCTTCATGCATTCCAATTCATGATCAAAATAATCAATAGACTCCTTGACGTGTTCGTTGTACTTATTCATCTTTTAAATATTTCCTCCTTATGCGAATTTGAGCTGTCCAGTTCCTTCTTCTCTAACCTTCATGTTTGGCATTCTCTGTCGCAAACACATCTCCGGGAGATTTGCTCTTACCAGTGCTGCAGGAATTGGCGGACACACCGCATTTCCACACCTTTTAACTTGCTCTGACCGAGGATATGATTTGCCAGAGTAATCATGGTCAATGATATAATCATCGGGGAATCCCTGACATCCATATAACTCGCGCGGTTCCAACATGCGAAGTCCTATGTCTACGATTTGGTAATCTACACCTTTTATTGTAACAAGTCCAAATCTATCATGTGTTGTTATGGTGTCTAGGGGCTGCTTAATATTCTGACCATCATTATTGCCATAATATTTAATCAAGAAAGCTCTGACTTCTCCAAAATGACCAGCTGACGTTGTTACAGTATGCAATGGCTCTCGCTCATCCTGCCTGATGCCAGTCTTATAGAATTTGCTCAAGAAAGATGTTACAAGTCCGTATCTGTTTGAGCTATCTACAGTCATTATTGGTTCACTGATGCCCTGACCACGAATGCTGTCATTTTCATATGAATGATATTGGGTTAAGATCGGAGCTACTAGGAAATTCTTGTCTTTTGCAACGATAGTATGCAAAGGCTTTTCTACACTGTATGCTCTTGGGCTTTTTTGATTTTTAGATTCGCCATATCCGATTTCAACAATGAATGGATCGGCATTATCAACAACAAATTTCTGAATGCCTCGCGCAATCCGTTGCATTGTTTTTGGAGCTAATGGTCTGACTGCACGAACACCATACTTCTTTTTAATCTCTTCCGATGTGTCAAAAATACTTGGACACGGAATTGAAAAGTCTAATTGTGTGTATGCCCCTACATACGGCTTTAAAATACCCTTTTTAACCGCTTCGCTATCTAATGGAGCATGTGTAGGCTCAGGCCATAATATTGGCTTATTATCGCATCTAGCAATTAAGAAGAATCTTTTACGCATTGTAGGCGCACCGTAATCAGCTGCGACTAGTTCGCGAAACTCTACAGTATATCCTAAATCTGTAAGTTGCTTGATAAAACGTTTGAACGTTTCTCCTGACCTTGATTTTATAGGGTGATGCCGTCTATTAAGTGGTCCCCACGTTTTAAATTCCTCGACATTCTCAAGCATTATCACTCTAGGTCTAACTAGTCCAGCCCACCTGCAAGCCACCCAAGCAAGGCCGCGGATGAATTTATCCTTCGGCTTTCCGCCTTTAGCCTTGCTAAAATGCTTGCAATCTGGCGAAAACCATGCAAGCCCAACTGGGTGTCCGCCACAAGCCTTTACTGGATCTACCTGCCAAACGTCCTCACAATAATGTTTTGTAGTCGGATGGTTAGTTCGATGCATTCTGATAGCTTCTGGATCATGGTTGATTGCAATATCAACACTTACTCCTGTTGCCATCTCTATTCCTGTTGAAGCTCCGCCACCACCTGCAAAGTTGTCTACCACTAATTCACCGTTTATCATGTCCTCTCCTGTCAACATGTGAGTATCTGTATTTTTCTTTTGTTTTTTTACAACTCGTTCCTATAAAAATCAATAACGTTATAAAAGAATCAAAACCCACAAAAGTATCAGTGAGATAATCCACAATGCTCCAAATAATGTTCTAGTCCTTTTTGGGCCTATGTAGCACAGAAGCTGGGCTAAAAGCATAACCACGCATAAAACAATCTTAATTATCTGCATAATATTCAACTCCTCTCATTCTTTACGTTTTACAAAGGATTCGCATTCTGCCTTCAGTAAGCATCCATAATCACGACCTATGGTATAGCTCGGTATCTCGTATCCATTCTCACAAACGCGACAATATTCGCCACATTTATACTTGCTATTTACAGCTTTTTCTGCTTTAAGCTGATCCAGTTTATCTTCAAGATTTACCTTTGCATTTTTAAGTTCTGCGTTCTCCTTGATTAGGCTATCGTATTTATTTTGGCTCATTATTTTGAACATTCATGCCACCTCACCCATAATATTTAAAACTATGATTGCTATGTTGCACAGCAGTATAACGATAAGTGCTAAAATATTCGCGATTTCAGCAGTTTTTCCGTACTTTAACGGAGATTTGTATGCAGCTCTAGCCATTATGATTTGAACTGCAAGAAATACAAATTCGATGCATAAGATAATATGCTTAATACTCATTTATTGCTTCCTTCTGATACCTTATTATCATTTTCTTGTGCATCCTCGAAGAATGATTTGATATCAAACCACTTATCATTGATTATATTTCCAATAATTTTTAATCTTCTATCTCTAGTTACTGCGGTTCGTATATATCTTCCCTCTAAATCACTCAACTTTGTAACTCCGACTGTATCCATTATTCTAGCAATGGATTCCATTCCCGGACCATAGCCACTAAATTCTTTAGCTCCCAGATAACCGTGTCCGAGACTATATCCGCCAAAAACGCATCCCCAACCTGCACCTTCAACAACGACATCAAACGATATGCAACCGTGATTTTCCATTGTCAGCTCCGCACCTTTGATTTGCGCGTTTCGAATATCGTAGCCTTCTTCAATAAGCTTTTCTTCTGTCCAGATCTTCATGTGTTCTCTCCTTCCTTACTTAGATACTTATTTTCAAGGAAGTTAGCTGCTGCTGCAGCCAACCCTAACAGCGCTTTTTATAATTAAATCATGTTTTCATCCTAAGCCATTCAGCTTCTTGATTTTATTGATACAATCATAATATCCAGCAACATAACCATGGCTGAAATCATCTTTACTTTCATTTAGGCTTACATTAGCAGTCACCAGTCTAGTTCCTTCATCTGTATCAACTACTGCTGGCCATCCAAAACTTTTCTGTAATTCAAAATCTACTTCTGCATCACTCGGAAATTCTGTAAGTCTCTGAATCAATTCATATACTGTCATTCTGTTTTCTCCTTAACATTTGCAAATTGATATTCTATTTTCACTTTTTCTGGATTGAATACACAAGCAGGGGCAACCCCACTCGTGCCGTACGTATATTTGCTGTGCAGAACACCATCTGTGTCCACAAGGCAAACGTAGTCACAGTACCCGGAGTCTGTGATATACCAAGGTGTGCAAGTCCACATGCACTCAGGGAGTAATGGAACATTCTTGCGGTACTTTCTGTATTCATCACAACTTAGGATAAAAACTTTATCTGTAACTGTGCCGTAACGGTCATCCCCGTTGTCAGCTACTAAATCAACCTTATGAGGAATAAGATTATCTTCACCCAACACAGGAAGCAGTTCCTTGATTAGCTTTCTGCGCAAGCTTGATTTTGCATAGTTGTTGCGGCAGCCCTCATCGAAACGATACTCTTTCCCGTTCCAACTGGATGCCATAACTGCTAGAACGCCACCGTCTACGTTGTTATCTAATGCAATCCACTCAAATCCTTTAAAGTTAAAATGACTTTCGCCTGGAACTGTTTTAATATCATTTTCTCTCATCTGCCATTTCCTTTCCTGGTTCCTCATAATTCTCAACACTGATAAGCTCCATAAACTTATCTCTCTGGCGCTCTGAAACCTTGTTACCCTGTTTTTCGAGCTTGACGGCAATTGTAAGGTGTTTCTCAGCAATAGACGATAATTCCTTGGCTAACGCTTTCTTGCCTTGCTGTATGCCCTCTGAATAGGTTCTAGGTTGCTTTCTGTCTCCTATAGTTCCACTTGAACGGTTTTCACCCTGTCCACCCAGGCTAACATTCCTAAGCTGATAGCCATTTTCTGCATAAAATCTGATGTAATACTTTTCCTGTTCGTCAAGCTGATCAATAGGAACATTCATGTGTTCAACCTTCCATCCATAAGGATTGCCCTCTGAATACAGTTTGTGCTTTTTTAGGCTCAGGTCTATGTGCTGTTTATAGCCAGCCATATGACTCGCCAATCTGCTAAGTATGTGCACGGCTTGCCCGATATACGCAAACCGGAAGCCATTCTCATCCTTTCTAGTTAAAATATAGATTCCGCTTTCATCGTTCAGCTGTGGGTTGATTTTCAGCAGTCGCTTTTTATTCTCCTGCTCTATGGCTTTTGCCTTTGCAATGTTGCTGTATTTATTCATCAACAACCTCTATTTTCTTGATATGGCTCTTACGAAACCTCCAGTTATCGACTCTGTATTTCCCATCAAAATCGCGTTCAAGCTTTCCAACTGACTGTGTACCTTCAAAAAATGTCACCCTTACATTTTTTCCCATTAAGCTATTTAGTTTTGCGTCGTCATGACTATTTTTCATTGATCTTCTCCTATAAACTTAATCTTTCTGCCACAGCATGGACAGTACTTGATTTTGCTCAACAAATCAGTCCCGATAGATATAACATCGCTACTGCAATTGGTTTTGATATGAAATACATCTTTCTCTTGTTCCCACTTGCAATATGTTCTTTTCTTTTTCCTTTCAAATCTTTCAATTTCTTTCTTAATTTCTCCAAAGTGAAATTCCCCACTCGCAATGTCTTCATAGCGTAAGTTTTCGAAAAGAGTATAAAAACTCCCATCCCATATAGGCTTATCTTTCAATTCTTTTTCTAAATCCTCTACGGTATCACCCTGTATAATGTAATCTACTTCTGTTAGGATATCATCAAAGAGGTTTTTTAGATATTTTCGAAAAGATTCCTCATCACGTGGAATGCGGTATACTGCAATTGTATACAGCGGATTTTCAAACTGTTTTTTCTCGTTATTCAACTCATATTCTGTAGGCATGTGAACTGCAACTGATCCTTCACTACGGGCAATTTCATATCCCCAACCAATTCGAAAACGAATGGTGCGAAATGCTTTGTTTGCCATTTCTTCCGAACTGTATTCTTCAACCACATTGCAAATGTGCACTTTATTTCCAATTAGATATAGACAATCGACTTCACTATAGCAATGAATTTCTCTTTTATCTTTTTCAAATACAAAAATCATTTTTCCTCTCTCCTCCTTTCACACTTTTTACATAGCCAAACCGGCCATGTGAATAAAAATAGCTTATGCTAGCTTCCTGATCTGCTTTCCCATTATCAATATGGCTTTGGCAGCATTGCTCTGCTCGCTTTCTGGCGCCCTCTTCTCCAAATGCCTGTACATCCCAACCTTCTCCGCAAATATTGCAATGTATGTATTTTTTTACTTTTACTTGATGTCCTTCACGGAAATGTTTTTCTATTTCTGCTTTATTTGTGGAGTTCAGCATACAAATCGGGCAATAATAGTAGGTCATGCTTTTAGTTCGTTCAAACTTCATTTTTATCTTCATTTTTTCAGCTTCTTTTCAATTTGCTCTACCCAAAAATAGAACGATTCGCAGCTCAATTTTCCCAAAGCAGAAACTGATTTTTGCAGTCCATCTTTAATTCTTTCAAAGCAACTCCCCAAATCTGTAAATGTAGCTGTTTCTGAATCCATAAATTTTTCCAATGGTTCTTCAAGCGATACTAGTTGCATAGCCTGCTGATACTGCTTTGGATTCATGCCATAAAGTTTCTTAAACTGCTTCTTTCTCTGTCTTTTATTCATTTGGCTGCACCTTCCTTACTTTCTGAACCCAGGTCATATCCAGAACTTTCTCTATACGCATTGAGTACGGCACTAATGATAGCCTGTTCAATAATTTCCTCGCTCTTTGCAATCAGAACCATATCGTGCTTGATCGTATCATCGTAATAACGGCCTGCTCCACATGTCCATTTGCCATCTTGCTGTTCTACAATAAATCCAATACTTGCACTCGGCTCACTTTTGCATGGCTTGGGTCTACGCCCGAGTTTTACAAAAAAGCAATGGTGATCTATAAATAGATTTTTATATATTTCTATCATTTTCGCCTCCTGATTGTGATATGCAACTGTTCTTCTAGCCAATCAAGCCCCTCGTTTGTGAAGAAGTATGTGGTGCTTTCCTTTGTTATTCCACATCTTCTGCTTTCCATGTAACCTGCATCAACAAGCTTTTCAAGTTCCTCATCTTTGCCATTGAAGTAATTTCTGGTGGGCTTGAAATACATCTTTCCATTGCGTTTATAAAGCGTTCTCCGTGTGGCATAATCAAGTCCAATTGTATGGCGCACCTTCTGACGCAATGTGCAACAACAATAAGTGCGACCGTCCTTCTCAATCGTGAGATAATCGTTCTGTGGCAAATTTATCATATTTCCCTTTCACCTCAATTTCTAACCAACGTGCTTTAAATTCTTCTTCTGCTATTTTAAAGTTGATATGACGCTTTTCACTAAAAATGGTAATAACTTTACCTCCTTCCTCACGTTTAAACTGCCACTTTTGCTGTGGTAAACAGTCTATCCAACACTGATCGTCAAATATATACATGCACCATACTTTAGGTCTGCACCATCCTTCTTTATCCATTGGATTCTTCCTCGAAGGCTTCTTCCATGGCTGCTGTAAGCTCGTTTGCATCGTGGAGTGCCACTTCTGCTTCGCTGAATTTTCTTTTTTCCAACCTGCTGCTAGCCACCCTGATAAGGAAGTCACGAAGAATTACAGCTGCGTCAGTGCTATAAATATTTACCGAAATGCACTTCTTATCCTTTAATGCGTAGCTTGATACCATTGACATTTTTATACCTCCGTTAATCCACCAAAAACTTTTAATAAATCCTCGCCTTTGATAGTTATATCAATACTAGGATTTTCGCTTAATTTGTTATAAATATCTGGGTCATCCTGCGCCACTTGATCTAGCAATGATGACATTAAAGTAGCCAAAGCTTTCAAATCTGTTTCTGTCGCAGGAATCTTAGCTGTTTTTCCACAAGTATTTTCATATTGAAAAATGGCATTTGACTTGAATGAATCCGTAATCACATTAGATAAGTCATTCTTGTTCACACTTAACCTCCTTCGGTTCAAATTTTGGAAACGGCATCCAGTAAGCAACATGCATTCTGTCTTTAAGTAGCATTGGTACTGTCGTCCACTCACCGTTAATGGTTTTACCTGTTCCAACTACAAAATTATCTTCATCATGATTATTGACTAGTACTACTAAAACGGTGTTTGAATTTTTTTCCCAAAACGAATTGCACCACTTGTCAGTCCCTTTGAACTTTGCGAATATACTGTCGTGTTCTTCTGGCATTGCTTCTTCGACTGAAATCCAATCATTTTTCTTGATTTCATCAGCAAGTGCCGATAAAGTCTGTTCGCAGCTAGAAGCAATCTTCAAGGCAAGTTTTTCACACTCACTTTTAGGTGCAAATATATTGCACTCATCTATGTACTTTTGACAAAGTGTAGCTTCTTCTTTGATTTCTTTCAAATACTTCTTCAATTGCTGCCTCCTTTATTTGATTTTGTTTTTAAAAATTCTCGATATTTTCTGGTATAGTCGTAGCTTTCGCTGAATACACCTATAGCTGCTTTAAAAAACTTAGGCTCGTATTTCTCAATTGCCAAAAGCTCTTCTTCAAAATTCCTTCCAAGAGGACACCCAGAGCAGCCGGTTCTTTTTAGGCCATACTCTGAATAGCATTTGCTGTGCACAATACCATAATTTTTCTCATATTCCGCCTTGTCTTTATTTGTGTACCCAAAAGCGGTCTATAGTCATCACAACCAGCCTTTGTATTAGTACTAAAGCAAGATATCATTGACATTTTTATACCTCTGCCATAGTTTTTTCTTTAAAATAATCCTCGTTGCTTACGAATTTATCAATCTTTCCATCCTTGAAAAGTACAAATTCTGTCAGAAAGTGATCGCTGTTTTGAATCATTGAGCATTCAATGTATTCCCCGGTCTCCTCATCGTATTTTTCAAACCAGTTCTCCACTCCATCATCACAGGTAGTATTTTTAAAAACAAAATACGGATACTCTTTTTCGTCAATAGACCTAATGTTACTCGCAATTTCCGAAAAACGTTTAATGATATTCTCTGGTTTTGAAGCTTCCAGATATTGGATATTCTGTTCCATAAACTTAATAATTGAATCCGCTATTAAGTCTTTGTCATTGGTAGAAAAAATGTTCTGATTAGAAAGTTCCCAACATACTCTATCTGGTGTATTATCACAATTATTAACCTTTTCATTTGTTTTTGACCATACTTTGGGGCCATAATGTGGTTCAATAATCATTAACTTGTATCCATACGGAGTCTCGATGTAGTCTGGAATATATTTATTCGGCAGCATTTCCCATATATTGGGAGAGAAAAGCCATGAATTAGGATATTCAAAAAGCACCGTTCCCGTATAATCACTCCTTATTCCATACATTTTACTTCTGCTCATATCTTTCCCCTACTTAACCAACCCTAATGCTTGTTTTGCAAGCTTGTCAGCATAGTCATTATACTTGTCGCCAGAATGCGCTTTGATCTTCTCAAAGGTGATTTGAACTTTTTGCACAGCCTCTCTTACAAATTTTACATATGACTTTGTTGCTTCTTTGTTTGCACTCCATTTTCCAAGTGGCCAGTTTGCTATTCCATCATAATCATAACGTATAACAAGTCCCTTCTTATTGTTTTTGATGGCATACTCTATCGCAGCTCTAGCTCCCATGATCTCACCTGCTACGTTTCTCATACCTGCAAGGCTTGGATCAGAAAAGCTTTTGCTAAAGTTTTTTTCTTCGCCATTTTCCAATATTATCATTCCATAGGAGAAACGCTTGGTGGACTGATCGTAGCTTCCATCGACATAGGCAACCAAATCAGTAATCTCAATGGGCATTCGGTCATAAACTGATGTAATTTGTTCGTTAATCGCTTTCAAATATTTCTCCTCCTTCCGCTTGATTTTCTTCCCTATTCCTCTTCTGAGCTTGATTCTGTCCCCCGGTGAATGCTTTTCTCAATTTCTTCATCGGTTCGCACAACAACAAGTGAAATTTCTTTTGAAATGTTCTCTATAAGTTTCTCGAATGCTGCCTTGGCATTTTCTGCGTTCTTATATTTGCCAATTGGGTAATCAGTCGACTCGTTTGAGCCTTTAACGTGTTTTAATAATATTTCTGTTCTTGAAAGTCCGTTAATGTAAATGTCAATTACATTGTCCCAGTTGTAAAAGGCGTTTCTATCCTGTCTTACAATAATCATCTCAAACCTCTCCCTTCTTTTTTAGTTAAACGGTAGTCCTTCATCTTCCACATTATCTGGAAGATTCATAAAACCTTCATATCCACCTGCAGGTGCTGGTTCTGGAGCTGGCTGCGTATTCTTCTTGCTTTCCACGAACTCCTGCTCATCCACAACTACATCCGTTGTATACACCTTCTGTCCATCCTTATTTGTGTAGCTACCTGTCTGGATGCGTCCAGTAACAGCAATCTTTGTTCCTTTGTGCAGAAATTTCTCAGCAAACTCTGCACTCTTTTTAAAGCTAATGCAGTTGATGAAGTCTGCATTCTGGCCATTATCCTGCTTACGGTTTCTGTCTACAGCCAGTGTATATCTGGCTACCGCCATTGTCTCCTGACCCTGTGTATAACGCACTTCTGGGTCTTTGGTTAATCTTCCGATTAAAATTACTTTGTTCATACTAAGCCTCTTTTCTTTAAAGTTTTATTCTTTTCTTTCTTCTGCCTAGTTCCCTCTGCCTTGTAAGAGTATACATAAGTTCTTCCTCTGGTCTTATTTCCTGCTTAATCTTCAATTTGAACATTGCTCGCATGGCTTTGAGAAAATCTTTTCTTTCTTTTTCTGTCATGTTATGTTCAAAAGCAAGCGTAGGCACAATTAACTTTTCATCCAGTAAGACTTGCCGATTTTTCTTCACTTTGAAATCCTTCTTTCTTTTAATACTGGAACACTCCTGCGTCCATCCTTTCATTGTATCTTTTCTCTGCATAGTATCTGAATGTGTAATATTCAAGACCACATTTCTTTGCGGCTTCGCTGCATCCAATGTCTCCTTGTTCCCATTCCAGATACACGTCTGTAAAGTTTGGCGGAAGAATCACTCCTCTCTGGATTCCCTTCCTCTGCTCTCCAATCTCTTTCAGACGGATATTTGCATACTTGCGGAATGTTGTATGTGATATCCCACATTGTCTAGCTGCTTTTTCATCTGAGAGTAAACCAAGTTTCCATTGTTCAAAACAATCATCAAACATTGGTGGCAAAGGCTTTGGAGGCACTTTATTACCAGTCTTGATGGTATGCCTATCACCTCTCTTCGCAAGTTCTTCTCTTGCATATCTTTCAAAAGTCGTGACACAAACACCTATCTTCTTTGCACCTTCTGGTCCGGTTAACTTTCCGTCCCTCCAGGCAATGTAAAGCTCCTCTGGAAGTGTAGTTTTTTTCGCGACAAAGTTTGATCTATGACCTGTTTGTTTTTTAGGTGCCTTTGCCTTAGCTGTATCTTGCCAGTGTAGCCAATTCTTATACATTGGGCGCTGGCTAAATTTTGAGCAGTGATATCCTAACTGGATATTGTGCGCACGGTTATCAGCTTCTTCTTTGCTTAGAAATACTGCCCTTCCAAGCGCTAATCTCTCCCAATGATGTATATTATTCGTATTGCTTCCGATGTCACGTTTTTCAGTTATCGCATCAAAATGTGTGTCTGTCACGGCTATAACAACCGATTCAACAACTTCAAGTCCGTAGTTGTCGAACCCTTCGAATCCCTTTTGTTTTAACTCATAGTTGGTTAATCGGTATTCATCTACGTGATAGACAGAAGTTCCGACCTCAATCTCGTTCATCTTGTGCCTCCTTTATCAGTTTTAGATCATATCCACCTTCTACAAACTCTTTAGTGAGCTTGTGCCTGATGCCGTTGCCTAAGTACTGGTATATATCAAGCATGTCATCGTCAGAAAAATTTGTCTGTAAATACTGGTTTATACTCTTTCGGGTTATATTCCAAAATCTTACATTCCTTACGTGCTGCTGATAAACCATTGTTTTGCAAGCGTCCCTTGACACAGATTCAAGCAACTTACATTTAAGGTCTTCTTCACTCTCAATGTCAGCTACGGAAAAACCAGAACGCTGCTTGTTTAAGAGCAAGTATCCGTTGCTGTTGATACTGCTACCAGGAAAGCATTTCATAAGCTTTAAAATTTCATTCAGAATCATAATTGCTCCAATCTATCTTCTGTCCGCAGTATGGACAGTGTACGCAAACTCCTGCTTCTGATTCATACCGTGTGCCACATGTCGGGCAATACCATTCGTATACATTTTCGTTTGATGCACAGATGACTGGTTCTTCTGCAATTGTTTTATGCATGTCTCTGTTTTCAAGAATGTTGTTGACTATTTCACATGCCGTTTGTAGGGGTACTGCACGACAATAGGTGTGCGGATATGCTACTGTAGCCATCAATTGATTATTGCTAAACAAAAGGTTTTTGATTTCATCACTTTTTGCAATAGACATTTAACAATCCTCCCAATCAATCTTCTGTCCACATTTTGAACAATAGGAAGCAAGGCAATCATTTATGATGTTTCCACATACAGAGCAGCTACATGCGTTCTTGTCTGCTAGAATAACCAGTTTTTGTGGAATCTGCTTTTTAAGAGCGCTATGTGCCTTCATGAATACAAACGCGGTTCTCATTGATTTTTCAACTGCCTTGTAGTCCTTTTTCTTCAAGGCTTGCTCAGTTGCTCTGGTGCAAGTATCAAGTTTCTTCTTTAATATCTTCAAGACTTCTTTATTGCTCATTTGCTTTCCTTTCTTACAGGAACGGACATGTTTCGTAATTAAACAATTGCCAGGTCTTACCTGCTTCTGCAACGTCCACATTTGCCATTCCTGCGACTTTTTTTATTCTTGTTACCATTTCCTCTGGTACTGCATTATTTGCGCTTAAATGGCAAATAATGACGTTCTGGAGTGTGTCTGTTGTATTGGCTTCTATAAAGCCTGCACACGTTTCTAGCTCCATATGCCCCTTAATGACATGCAATCGTTTACCAGTGACATCCTCTGAAATGTACTTCTTTTGGTAATTGCAAGACACCAGGATATGGCTAATATCCTTAAATCGCCACCTTACAAACTCCGTATCAGTAATGTAGAGCATTCGCTCCATCTCTGGATGCTCGATGATGAATCCATAGCACGGACACTCTGTACCATCTGCATCGGTATGTTTGAAGTGTCCATGCACATCATTCATCGGAACTGATACAATTCTAAAATCACCATATCCACCGATATAGGAGTTATCTTCATAAGGTTTGTAGACTGGGATTCCCATTTCTTCCAGATCACTGACTGCTTCCGAGTGATCTCTGTGTTTATGTGTAATAACGCATCCAACAATATCAGATACCTTCCAACCGCATCCCTTTTTGATCTTCATGATCGGGATTCCTGCATCAAGAAGAAGCATCTTGCCTTTGCTATCCTTTAAAACATAGCAATTGCCAGAACTGCCGCTGGCTAAGCACGTTAGAATCATCTAAAAAGCTCCTCTCTCAAGTTCTATGTCATTCATCCCTCAACGCTTTCAATGTGGTAACGACCATATCCACTTGTTCTTCCACTTCCAATTCCGTTTCCAAAACCTGCAAGACGAATAATGTTTAAAATCTGTTCCAGAGAATACGCATTCTCTGTATACTGAATGGTGAATGTTGCACTCCATCCGCTGAATCTATTCAGCCGTACAAGTACTGGAGCACCTTTCTTTGGTGACATAAGCTTTTCGTCAATAAAGTGCTCTGCAAACTTGATTGGAACCAGATTGCCCTTTGCTATGACATTTACAGCAGCGTTAAATTTTGTTGCGTAAGTGTCAATCTTGTTCTGCACAACAGCCTGTCCAAATGACTTTTTCAAGCCAAATGCTGTAATACATGGTGCATTGTTGGTCAGCGCTTCCCTTAAACCTTCTTCTGTGAAGTCTGTAGGCTTTTCACCATACCAGTGCATAGATGTGATCACTTCTTCCCACACATTTGTAGCTGCTGTGTCCTTAGCCTTATTCTTTCTCTCATCGGTCAGCTTTCTGGCGCTGCAATCATTCATCTTGTTAAGTACCAAATCTCCATCACCTGCAATAGTAATTCTTGCCTGCTTGATGCTTAACGGCTTTAATTCAATAATCTGTACTTCTTCCTTCTTTGTCATAATTTGTTTTCTCCTTCTTTGCTTTGATCTAAGCTTTCGCTCGAGATGCGACATAAGTGTTATGATGTTCTGTTTTGTAATGTGATGTTCTGTAATGTTCTGTATTGCGGCTTATGCCGCGTCTCAAACGAAAGTTCTAAGTGTTCTGGTAACACTTGTAGACAACATGAATGTTTTGTGCTATACTGTTTTGTCCTGTTTTGTGCTGTTTTGTAATGTTCTGTACTAGGCAACTCATGCTGCCTGCAAATGCTACCAGTTTGTTTTGTCGGTATCCACTCGGTACATGGCATAAACCGTGTTGTAGTTATGTGTACTGTCCTAACTTGTTCTATGATATGTTAAACTATCCTGTGCTTTGTGTTGTGGCATCTTGCTTATGCCACATACAGAATGGATACCTTTTGTTTTTGTGTTATGTTCTGATTTATGAGCTAGCATGAAGCAGTAAATAATCTGCTTTGTACTGTCCTATAGTGTTTTGTTCTGTGCTGTAGTGTGTTGCCTTGTTGTTTGATATAGTGTCCTATAGCTTGCTGCTTTATCTTGTTGAGGTTTACTTACCACCTCGTGTTAGCCCATAAAATTTGCTTAACTCGAATGCTCTATGAATGATGCAATGTTATGTTTTGTCCTGTTTTGTTGTGTCGTGTGCTGTTGTGTATTTGGCATATGAGCCATTTCTTTTCTCAGATGGTGCATACCGTTACACCATCCATAGAACACTCGAATTAAGCAGTGAAACTGTTTAGACGGCTATCTTGTCAATTTCTTCAAATACACTCTCTAACTCAGAAAGCGACTTATACCGATTTTGAAAACTTCTTAGCTCTGCGTAAGCCCTCTGCAGCAACTTCCGATACTCGTCAGGTTGTGTTGCAAAATGCGTTGTCGGCATATACACATTTCTCTGACTTGTGACCTGGAAGTGTCTAATAGGCGGTTTGTTGTCCTGCTTTGGGATAACTACAAAGGACTGAATAAGCTGTCTTGCCTGCTGCAAGCGATATTTCTCTGCCGCTATGCTATCGTTCCATTCAAAACACTTATGAAGTTCTGACTGTTCGTCTCTTGCTTTCTCAAGTACTTGTTCTGGCGTTATCTCTGTATCTCTTCCGATTTCGTCCAGGCACTTTGCAGCGTTGGCTTTGAAAATCCCTTCTATTCTCCATTTAATTTCTTCGTCCATAGGCTATCTCCTGATCAGGCAGACATAAAAGGTGGCAAAGCATCTTTGTTTGCTTCCTTATTCTGCTCATTTGGTTCTTCAAATACCTGTGAATTTGCGTTTTCTGAAATATCTTTCTCCATCTGTTCCTGCAAACTTTCACTTGTATTTTCTTCAAAATCATTGTCCTCTGCTTCCTCTTTTGTATAAAGTCCCATTGCAACTTCTGGACAATTAAGTCTTGAAAAAAATGAAGCAGCACGATATCTAAGCATGAGCTGTGGCATTGTTTTCCACTTACTACCGTTCTTTGCAATCCATCCTTCATCCTTTGCCATTTGCATGTCAACTGTCATACCATCAACTCGTCTGCCGTCTTTGGTAGTCCAGGCGGTACAAGAAAAAGGCTTTCCGTCTTTGTCTTTTGTTTCCTCGTACTGTAGCTCCATGTCGAATTTGTGGCTGTTGTTAATTCTTGCAATAAGAAACTGTGAACTCCAAGACGGTCTACCCTGAATAGGATATAAATTCTGCATAACCATCATTGCACTCACGCCCATTCGTTGCGCCATTTCAATGGCGATTAAACAGTTTGATGGATTCTTCTGATATATAGCCGGAACAATTGTGGATTCAGCCAGTGCCTTTGCCATCTGCATAGCCATAATGAAATTATCGCTTGTTCCAAAAATTCCAAGACTATAATCGGTTACTCTCTTTGTTGACTGCTGCACAGCCTGCTTTCCACTCTCTACAATTGCTGTATCTGCCATTATTCCTCGCCCTCCTTGACTTCCTTGACCTTGATATCTATCTTGTTTAATAACTGACTCAATTCCTTAAATGATTTAAGTGTAAAACTGCTAAGCATCACGAGTGCGATAGTGTCTTTTGCTAAATCACCTGAAAAATATGATATTTTGCCTTGTACCACTTTAAACTTTAACCCTGTTGGGAAAAGCTTGTTATCACCTTTTACAACTTCGACTGTGCCATTGTAAGGAACTGGCTGTTTTTTCTCTTCCTGCTCCGGCTCTGTGCCCTCTGCACTGTCTGTGTCATTATTCTTGTCAGCCTTTAATACATCTAGTAATTCCTGTGCAGCGTCTCTGAGCGCTTCCAAAAAACTAAGATCATCTCTACTTTTGAAAAATCCCAATCCCGTTTCTTTGGTTTGATTGTCTTTAATAACAATCATTCCTATACGTTCTCCAGCACACATCTCAAATCTCTCACTCATAATTATTCTCCTTGTTCAATTTTATTGTTTTCTGGCACTCTTTTAAGTGTCTTGATATTGCTTCTTCCATAGGCTTCTATCCATGAAAGGTCTACTGGCTCGTCTACTACTGTGACTTTTGTGCCGTTTGGAGTTACTGCTTCGTCTCCGGGCTTTAAATCTTCCTCTGCTGCAAAGCAATAGCTTCTTTTACTGCCCTCGTATCGGGCTTTTACATAATTCATTGGCTCACTCCTTTCAACAATTCTTCTACGTAAAGGTCCATAGAATGGCATAATTTCTTGCAATTCCCGTGAAGTGCATGATTTTTCCATGCGTTATATTTTGTATAAAACTCTGTCAACGTCATCTTCCCTGCCTTCACAGCTTTTGCCCAGTTACTCAATTTCTTCTTGATTTTACGCTTATTTTCGCCTTTTATTTTCCTGATGTACTTTCCGTCTTCTGTTACGTAATGATGGAATCCCAAAAACGAAATTCCCTTACGGAATGGAACTATTTGTGTCTTCCCATTTAACGATAGGCCAAGGGTACTAACAAAAGCTTCTACAGCTTCTTTGCACCACTTTGCGTAACTTCTGCTTGAACATATCAAATAAAAGTCATCTGAATAGCGCCCATATTTATCTATTCCAAGCTCACCAGTTACAAAATGGTCAAGTCCATCAAGCATAAGAAGCGCATACATTAGTGCAACAGGATTTCCGAGTGGAAGACCTGGGCTTTCAACACTATCAATAAACAAATGATTTAACCATACTGTATATTCGTCGTAGAAATAATAATCTACTATATCCTTCACCGGATCATGTTCTATGGTGTAAAAGAATTTTCGTATATCGCACTTTAAAATCCATCCATTTGTTCCATATTCTTCGTAAAAGCTTAGCATCTGTTCTTTCAAGCAATCCATTCCAAAATGAGTACCTTTATCTATCTGGCCTGCATAATTGGTTCGAATAAATTGAGACTGTAGCCTTGGTCTAAGAACGGTATAACACAGACAATTCTGAACCACTTTGTCTTTAAAAGCGCAGGACTTGATTTCTCGCTCTTTCGGCTCATATATTTTGAATTTGTTATACGGGTTCATACTGTACGTCTGATTCTCAAGCTGTTCTTTCAATATGTGAAGCCCTTCAAGACTCATTGTTTGAAATCTCGCACAACTTCCATTAAATTTCTTGCCAGATTTTGTTTTTCGGTATGCTTTGTATAAATTTTGAAAATCGCATATAAGATCTTTATCCATAATAAAAATTCCTTTGTATTTATCCTCTTCGGAAAGGTCATTTGCTTTTTTGTATCTTTTGCTGATTTCGGCTTAATGCCTACTCTGACGGCCTGTTTGACACAGAATGGGCGAACACCGTTGCTGTTGTTGCAATTGTTGTTGTTGATGTTGCCGGACGGAAGAACAACGGTCTTAACAGCAAATAACCTAATTTTATTATCTTTCTTTGTCTTTAGTCCTCCAGGCAATTGCCATATGCTTTATATCTGAAACCATCTTCGACCAATATTCTGTACTTTTATTGTTGATGATGTTCAATTCCATTGACAATTCAATATAGAACAATAACTCATCAGATTTTGTTATTGCTTTTGTCTGGAGTTCTGATCGCTCTTTAGGATAAAGTCTCAAATCTGTTCGGTTCGCTTCGTATAAATGCTCATAAATTTCAAGTGCTTTATTTTGCATTTTATCTACGAGTGAGAACCTATATTTTTTCGGATAACGGTTACAATTAGAAGTTATTATTAAAGTATGCTTTGCCAGCTCTTTTGCTTTAAGAATAACCCTGAGTTCTTCTGCCACTTAATTACTTCTCCTTAGATTCAAAGATTGAAGGAGAAAAGATACAAACCGGGCGAACACCGTTGCTGTAGCAGCAATTGTCGTAGATGATGTTGCCGGACGGAAGAACAACGGCCACCCCTAAAGAATATCCATTGCATCCTGTACTCCACGGAGTAAGTAACCACCAATAATACTCTTCATTTGGAATCAGACTTCTATATTTTCTGTATTCGTCAAGAGTGAGCAGCGAGACCTTGTCTTTACATGCTCTGTATTGATTCTGCCCATCAACAGATAGCAAATCTCTTTCAAATTTAATAATGTTCTCCTCTCCAATTTCATTTTCTAATTTTCTGAGAAGATCACCATTCAGATGCTGACGCAGTTCACTGATTCTCCAGTCATTTATGTCTGGATCAAATCTCGTTGACTCTGATCTTTCTGCAAGGCACATGCAGCCCAAATCAAGAACATCAATGATTTTCCATTTTAGCCCTGCAAGTTTGAACTGATTGCCTGCTTTAGGCTCAACATCAATTTTTCTTTTTGAATTGCCTTCTAAGATGCTTACTCTTTTCTTTAGATCATTGAACTGTTGTTGCAACGCTTCTAATGTTAATTCAGCCATTTATTTTCCTTTCGATACAAAGATGTTAGATTTTAAGATACAAACTGGGCGAACACCGTTGCAGTTGCCGCAAACGTTGCAGTTGATGCCGCCGGACGGAAGAACAACGGTCATTGAACGATTGTATTCACGGTTTGGACTAGTCCACGCTGTACAAGTCCACCACCAATCATTCAAATCCTTATTAACAATCAAGTTGTTATACTGTCGAGCCTCGTCAAAAGTGATCGGGCGAACCTTACAAGTCAGCTCTCCGTAATTATCCTGACCATCTACTGTCTCAAGGCTAACTCTGTGTTCCACAAGATTCTCTGCTCCAACTTCATTTTCAATAGTTGGCTGGATTTCAGCTTCGATGTATTTTCTAAGTCCAGATGTTTTGTAATCCGCTGTATCATCTGCAAATTTTCTGTCTTCTGCTATAAAATCCTTCAAGATAACCTTGGTTTTTCCTTCGCGTTGTTCGAGGACAATATAATCATTCTCTCCAATACAAAATGTTTCTCCGGCTTTTAAGCTTTCCAGTTTAACCTTGTTACTCTGCTCTCTTTCTTCAAGCATTTTTACTAATGCCCTTGCAGCTTCAAGTTCTTTACTCATGTTTGTCTCCTTTCTTATAGTCGTGGTGACTTGACCAAATCACGCGCAACTCTATATTTTGAAATGTTTTCCCCGTCTTTTTCAACAAAGTAGAACGCTCCATCATTCGGCTCTCTGAAACCGTTATAGTACTTTGCATTTACTACTGCTGCATCCTGCTCTTTTGAGTGGCTGCACCATCCGCGGATTTCTGCGCCGAGGTAACTTTCTCCGCTGTTCACTACAACCATTTGCTTTCTCCTTTCTTTTCTTCTCTGGTGGATTGTAGCAATCTATGAACTCGTGTAAGTCGTATAAGCTACACCCTCTAAATTTCAATGTTTCATTTTGCTTCCATAAGCGCTCTGCCCTTACGCCAAATTCATCTGAAAAGCTTCGGATCAACCCTTTCATGGCTTTCTGCCTAGCTCTTTTAATTTCTGTTGCCGTTCTTCCAGACCTTGGTGCTATTGCATCCACTCTTCTACAGATATGTCTAATCAGCTCTAACCGCTGCTCCTCTGTTAACTTCATAGGCTTATTGGAGCTGGCGATAAATCGCCTGAATGATCTTGGCATCATACAACGCATTGTGTTTTACCCCTTTGGGAAGTGGCTTTCCCAGCTTTGTTAAGAGTTGTTCGCGTGATAAATCAAACGCTTCCTTTTCAGAAATTCTTAGCACTCTTGCAATATCCTGATTGATGTCGTGACAACTTGCTGATATGTAATTAGGAAGCTCTAATGCGGAACTTGCCAGAAGATCAACCAGTAAAACAAAATCGTAATGAGATACATCTGACGCAAATTGGATATCGCTCTCAAAATGCTTAAGCCATTCAAGAAGTGATTCTCGTACCTCATATTTGCTGCCAACCACAAATACGGTGTTTTCCTTGTCTAGCAACTCTGCAAGCTCCTTGTTCTCACCCTTTACCACTGTATTTGACAATACATTTTCCTTAATCCAAGGTGAAATCTGATAATCTGCAAAATCATTAAGTTCTGCGTAAAAGGATTCACCGCTTGCAGATACAATTCCAATACTTATTAGGGTTGTGTCTTTATGCAACCCTGTAAACTCTGTATCAAAGTACAGATTTATCATCTTCCTTCGCTCCTTCCTTTTCTTTATATTCCTCTGCCTGCTCCATTCCAATAATGTAGGCAAGCTGTTCTTCTGTTAAACATGGAAGCAGCCGTGTTGCTGTTTCAAGCAATTGCTCTTTGCTTTCCCCATGGTAAATAAAAATTGTTGATCACTCTCCTTCTTCGTTGTCTTCAATGTTGTTTGGATTGAGCATTATCATTAACAGCTTCTTCCAAGCAAATGATGTGTTTACGGTATATCCATTTGCGGTTTGATACTGCATATGTACCACATGTGGGTACTTCGCTTTAATCGCCGCGCTTACTGTTGTTGGTGTTCCATCTGGCATTTTTACATTCAGCACAACAATGTCGCCCTGCTTTGCTGTTTCTTTCAGCAGCTCCGTGTCTTTGCTCATTTCCCCGCTCAAATGCGGCAATATTTCTCTTAGATTCATACATTTCCTTTCTATATGGCTCAGGCATTCTAGCCCAAGCCACGATTTCATAGCCAGAATCTTCAAATCCGCCATCTGGCAAATTCGCTTGGCAAGCTTCTTTCGAAACCCACCACCTAAATCTGTTCTTTGGGTCTGGTCCCCAATAATACTCATGGGTAAGTCTAGTCTCGCCCCATCTAATTGTACACAGCAGATAGCCTGCGGTCTTATCTGGCATCTTTTTAGTCATCCAGAACATCTTTTATCACCTCTCTTAATTTGTATTTGCAGCTTTTCTTTTTTGCTTACGATGTTGTGACCATGTTTTCGATCCAGCCAAGCAAATAGTTATTCTGGATACTGGAGCAGCTATTTGTCACTTCGCTCAACTTCTGCAGAGTGCGCTTTTTCTGCTCTGTCAAAAAACGATACGTCGTCGTCTTAGACTTTTCTCTTACCTTTTTATCTGTCATCACGCCTGCACCTCCTTCCTGCATGTTTCCAATCTTTCAATGTAACTAATCATGTCTGCAAAGCTTTCTGCTCTGTACAAGATTGCTCTGTTTGTGTCAGCAAGTAGCGTGTATGCACTATCAAACTGAAATATGTAATACTTATGCATTCCCTCGTAGTACATGCAATCTTTAAGTACTACAAACTTGTTAATGTCAAACATTGTTTGTTCCTCTCTTATGTAATTTCTGCTATCACTTCTGCCTTCATCCTGGCGAACTTGTTAATAAAATGGATTTGTCCTTTTCCAGTTACAAGCGTTGTTCTTGTGATTCTGACACTTCCGTCCGGATTCACAACAGTACGCTCCTTAACTTCAAAGAGTTTCTGTTCCATCGCCTTCTGTGTCGGCATATTTTTACTGCCGCCACTTTTAATAAGATAGTCATTTTGGCACATCCACTCAAAGAGTCTGTTCTGCCCGATCTCGTGACCATTCTGGCAAATCAGTTTTGCCATATCTCCGATCAGAATTGAGGTCCTGCTAGACTCCACTGCATCTGCAAAGATTTCCTTTGGCTTCATGCGCTCTGTGTCTGCAATCAGTACCTTATTATCTGCCTTGAGCTTATCAATCTCGTTATTGGCAATCTTTAAGGCTCGTGCCATCACCTGTTCTGGTGTATTCCATGCCTTTTCCAGATCAAGGAAATACTGGCGGTACTGCTTACCCTTTTCAGTGCGCTGAATCATGCAGATCTGTTTTGCCATGTCGATGGAGATTTGATAATCATTGTAAGTTGTTATAGGATTCTTTGGATTATTGGTCGCTCTTTTTTGAGCGACCAATATAAAGTCTTGATTTTTCTCAAATCCATATGCTGTCATCCGCGGAAACCAGTCTTTAAAGGCTGTCTTGATCTCAAGTCCCTCATGCAGTTCTCTTGCCGATACAGTCGGCTGCTCTGACTCGTAGTTAATTCTCAAGAGTTCCATGTTTCGACTCCTTTCTGTTTAGTTTTCAATGTGCTTGTTTGTTGTTTCTAAGAACAGTATACGTCTTTAACTTTACATTGTCAAGACCTTTTTTGTTGTTTTTATTATATTTTTTGTTGTTTTACAGACTTTTTTATTTGACTTCTTTATTGTTATGTGGTACAATGCAAAGTGAAAGGAGGTGAAAAATACAATGAAAACAAGATTTAAATTATTAAGACAGGAGCTTGGAATGACGCAAGAGGAATTTGGTTCTAAAATTGGTGTTGCGCGTAATACGATAGCTCAATATGAAAGTGGAAGAATTGTTCCTTCAAATCCTGTTATCACAAACATTTGCAAGGAATATGCTGTCAATGAAACTTGGCTCCTTACTGGAGAAGGCAATATGTTTAAGGACATTACACCATCAGAAGAAATTGAATCATTTCTTGGCACGCTTGCAATAGCAGGTGACGAAAATTTCAAAAAACGTTTAATCCTTTATCTTGCGCAAATTAAGGATTCAGACTGGGAGAAATTGGAACAAGTGCTTGATACTCTTCTCGCAGGAAAAGACATCATCTTTCCTCCAGACACCAACAACAAACAAAACTAATTAACCAGACAGTGGGTATCCGTAATGCGGATACCCATTTGTTTTACATGCAAGGTGAATTTCTAGTTGCTATTTTGTCAAAACCTGTTTATACTATTTACATAGTGCAACACAAGCACAAAAAGAAAGGAAGAAAAGGACATGAAAAAGAGATTTGTAGCTGTACTGTGTAGTTGTATGGCATTGCAAGCAGTGCCAGTATTTGCAGAAAGCGAAGTGGAGACAGAAGCAGAAACTATTGATTATGAAGCAAAGTATAATGAATTGCTCAAAGACTACAACGATCTTCTTAAACTATATAATGAATTGCTTGAGGGTGATGAGGAAGAGAGTTCTGAGGCAGAAACCGAGGCAGAACTCCCAGACGGTGATATACTGTTCAAGGATATCCCTTGGGGAACAAATTTTGCGAGTGTGCAGAGCTTAACACCAGAACTTAACCTCCAAGCATCTATAGATCAGGCGCTTCCTGTCTATTCAGTTGATGATATTATCTATGGTGGAATTACTGGTGTTGACTATGATTCGACTGGTTTTATGGCAAGTGCTTTCGCTTCAAACTATCAGCAGCCAGCCTTTGGATATACAACATCTTCTGTATATGCGTATTTTGTTTGCCCTTCAGCAGACGGTGTAATTGACTATAATGTGGCAAATGCTATGCTGTACGGTGTTACATACGAATTTAGTACAAATGATGTTAGCCCAATGGCAAATGATTTAAAAGAGCAATTAACAGCTACTTATGGCGAACCTTCACAGGATTATGACGAAGATTCTTTCTCGACTAAAGGTGATTCGTTTATATTTAATCTCTATGATGGTCATTTTACTGTTTGGGAAACAAAAACCTGCATCTTATCAATCCATTCTTGTGATTACGGTAAAGATGCTGCTACTCCAAGTACGATTCAAATTAACTATGCATGGAAAGATGCGTCTGATATCTTAGAGCAGAATGATAAAATTGTTTCAGCCCAGTAAAACATTAAGAGGACACCCATTACTGGATGCCCTCTTTTTATTTTGTCAAGATATAATAAACAATTCTAATTGTGCTTAGTCTTTCCTCATTCCTCAAGATCTCTCTGATTTTTTTCTTGTAGTACTTCTTCATTGCTTCTTTAACATCCGCATCAATATCCTTTTCGCTTCTGCTTTCTGCCATTCATTGCCCTCTCTTTCTTCTTCTTCTATTCTCTCGTCATTGCCTGCGCGATCAGCTCACAGCGATATTTCTTTACATCGTCTCTATCTGTTAGCTGATACAAAAAATCAAGCAATTCCATTTCGTTACGTTTTCCTTCTGGAATGAACGTGGACATATATGTAATCGCTCTTTTTACATATTCGTTGCCTTTTAGCTCTGCAATACTATCTAAAAAACGTCTAACCACATCACACATATAATCACCTTTCCTTTGCAAATACATCCACAGAAATTTCGTATGCAACTTTAACCATTTCTGTTTCATGTTCTCTTTTGATATAAGTTCTGCTCTGGATTCTTCCAGACAGTCTAATTTTGTCCCCAACCTTTAAATTTGATGCCTTTCGAGCAAGCTGATTCCAAGCAATACAATGCAAATAATCGCTCTTGCCATATGAACGATTTACAGCAACTATAAGCTCACATAACTCCTTTTTTAATGGTGTTGTGCGATATATCGGTTTGCTGCATAAATACCCAGTCAATGCAATTTGGTTTCGATGTTCCCCACTTTCTACTTTGATTTCACGAACCAGAAAGTACTGCTGTACATGTCTCTTGCCGTCACTGGTGTAATAATTCTTGCTTCGCCACTCTCCAATCGCTGTCACTTCATCCTGGTGCTTTAAAGCGCCGATTCTATCCTTTGCAACAGCGATTGGTATTTCATCCTTTACTCCACTCAGGCGGCTTGTCTCGATGGTGTTTGAACAAAAATCACTCTCCAAGCAGTCTAATGTTGTAAAATTGTCTAGTAATTTGCCATGAATAATGGCAAAATTAACCATTGACTCTGTTACTTTGCAGTTGTAAACTGTCATCATTAGTAGCCTCCTTTCTCTTTTCTGCTATGGTATAGATAATAGCACTGGTGACTACAATTGTATTGACTTTGTTCACATTTTTTTCGGTCAAAGTTTTTTGGCTATTTTCCAAACTTTTAAGTGCCAGAAAACTTTGGCTTTACCTTTTTGTTTGATGTAGCCAATAAATTATACTTTTTGTTTTTGCTAAAGTACAATTTATTGTAAAAATGACATTTTGAACGAATATGAAGGGTGGTTTTTGACATGAGAAATCGAGTAGCTGATACTGAACGACTTATAAAAGTTATAATTTATGTGCGCAAAAATGCAGGATTGTCACAAATGGATTTGGCAAAAGCACTTGGAAAGAGCGTAGGAACAATAAAAAACTGGGAGAATGGTCTTGGTGCGCCAGACTTCCCGGCGTTGCTAGAGTGGTTTGATAGATGTGGTGTCGATGCAGAAAAATGTCTTATGGCTATCTATGATCCTAACAAATACGAGCGTATTTATCGCCCTAAAAAAGATAGTGAGACACTGTCCGCTCTGCAGGAATACTTAAAGCATGAAGACGCTGCGTATCTGAAACGTCTGTATTACAATGTCTTTTGTGATACTGGGTCTGATTGGCACGCACAACTTGATATGCTTACAGCATTAAACAAATTGCCGCTTGCTGACCGTATAACGTCAGCTCAAGCATATCTCGACAATTTTCTGATTCGGCAGGCACGCGGCGAGGTTAAAGACGCTTTTATAGAGCCTGACTTAAAACATTTAGAAGAATCAATACAGCAAGCAAAGCAATCTGTTTGTGAGAGAAAAGATTCTTATCTTAATAATTTGAAATGATAGGGTGTTCCCTATCATTTCAGTTGGAATAATAATAAATTGCAACAGCTTTTTTCCATCCATTTCCACTATCAGATGTCTGAACATAGATATCGCCTTTTCTTCCATTGCTAATCGGCTCTGCTGTTCCAAACGATATAGATGTCTCGTCTAATATGCGATATTCTTTTTCACTGCTGTCGTACAACATCAGTGATCCATCTTTCCTGTTTAAGCCAATCCATCCCAGCGTTGTTCCACTTCCACTAAATTTTATATATGATGCATTCCCAACTCCATTAAGGTCTAGCGCAGTAGTTATCCCTGCGGTTATTCTTAACGATTTTTCAAAAACTTCCAACCTAGCGCTAAAATCAGTATTATCTGCGTTCCACTCGTGAAAATCCAAATATTTTCCAATCTCCATCACACCAGTCTGGTCAATCCACGGAATTGCGTTCGAAATATTCTTTGAGGAATCAACTATTTCCATTCCGCTCAATTTTTTTGAGTTTCTGGAATTTTCAACTGTTGTTATTAAATTTTCAAAGTTTCCAACATGCAATATTGCGTTATTGGTTGAGCCATCGTTGATGTATACATTTTTATCATCATTTGACACACCAGGAAATAACACTATATCATTCGCTGATGTAAGGCTTAGGTGTTGTGAACCAGTTAAACGTAAATAGCCTTTTGTTGTTATAGCCATATCTTCATCACCAATGCTTATCATTGCTTTTTGCAGATATAGTTCACCAGATTTCATTCTTGTACCGATCATAACACTTTCTGGCGTTACGCTAATTATAAATTCCTCTATATCTGACGTTGGACTAATTACCTTAAAGGTCTTATTAAAAAATGCATCTAGTCCAGTAATAGTGCCTGTGGTGATACTGGTAGCATCTAAATTGATGATAGAGACCTCTGAGGCATCTATAACGCCTGCTGTTATTTTATCAGCAGACATATCCTGAATTTTCGCATTGGTAATTTGCGCATCACCAATCATTACACTTGTTATCCAACCCTGCTGAATATTTGCTTTATCAAGTCTGGCAAATAATATATTTGCATCATTTACCGTGATTGTGCTTGCCTGCAAGTTCGTGATCTTTGCATCTACAGCATTTAATTGGTTAAATGTGGCTTTTTTTGCCGTAATTTCCTGAAGGCTAAGAATATCATCTTTAACTCGTTGCAACGCTATTTCAGATGGACTTTTCACCTCTTTTTCTTCAAAACCATAGGATGCCACTTCCGACAGCAAGCCACCATCAAATATAATGGTGTGCTGCATCACTGGAACATCTATAAGATTATTTTTAGCATCAACTATTGTAACGACATCACCTACGTCAAGTCTCGGATCTCCCATAAACGAAAATGACACTGGATAATACCTCGTATCCTTTATTTTTTCAAGGATTTTATCGAGCCATTCCTGTGTCATTACTGGATTGCTTAAATTTGTATTTATATTTGTTCCTGATTCATAATGATTGTTTTCTGTATCACAGCTGATGCCTGAAATTTGGCACATCGTTTCTGATTGTAGTAGATCATCAAAATATCTATTAGTCTTAATCAGATACGTGTGTGATTCTTTTAAAAATTCAATTGTATTATAAATGAACGATAGGTTCTGGTCTTTTAAATAGTCACCTGCTGCATCACCTATTTTCCCTGGATAGTCAGTTGTTAACGCTTCATACCATCTAAACGTTACTTTTCCGTTTCTATCGCATATAGCAAATGTACCATGGAGTTGTGCGATGTATCCAACCACCTGTTGCATCGTAAAACCGTCAAACGGCTCTTTGTATGTTTTTTCTCCCGACTGGTCGTTAACCGTCAATATTTTATCTATAATCAGGTTATCAGATAATTTGCTTGTGTCAAACTCAACACCTGTCTGTTTGCTTATATCAGTCAAAAATTCTTTGCTTTCTGCTGGATACTTTGTAATTTTGCTTTTATATGCTTTAGCTAACTTTGACTCTAGCCTGTCATATGCTGTAAAAGTAAGCAGATTTCGGTCTTTTTTTTGCTCTTTTATTGTAAAATACCCCATTGGTATCCATTCTATAGTGCCATCAGCTATTGCTCCAATTTCAAGTTTTACTTCCGTGCCTTTTACAAATTCTTGCGATTTTGTAAACATAGATACTTCTATTTTGGAAGCTGTAGCTCCACCCACATAAAAATAGCTATCAGGAGTTGAAAAATTTGTTTGCACTATCTCTTGGATTCCTTCTGATATTCCGTTTAGCCTTGCGTAGAACGTTCTTCCACTGCCTGATATAACTTTATCTAATGCTTCTGATACCTGATACATGACGATTTCCTTTCTTAGCACGGTATACTCCGTGCTAGATATTTGCTTTATTTTTTATTCTCCGAGGATGTATCTTTTTTCTTCTTCTGTGAGAATCTTCATTCCTTTAATCTTTTCTGCCGACACTTTTCCACTTTTGTACAGTCTTTTTAAACTCTCTACCAAACTTCTCATGCCAGTACTCCTTCCTCGATCAGCTGCAAGGTATATGCATCTATCATTTCTGTTGCGTATCTTGTCATTTCTTCGCTTGGCTCTGTATCGCCTTCGTAATCAAGATATTGCTCTGGAGCCCGAATAATCTCCTCTTGCGTCAGCTTAAACGTCCTGAATATATTGCCGTTATACTCGTACATTATCTCACTGCCATTTTCTGGGCTATCAACTGTAACCTTCTGCTCATCTGTACAAATAACTACATCCATTCCTTTTTCAAGCGGATAGAATGCTGCACTTAACTGCGGCAGCGTAAATCTCATCTTTTCCATAATTGTTTAATCTCCTCTCATGAGTGGATACAATTTCTTTACATCTCTTTATATCTTCCGAGACATGATACTTTTGTTGAAAACGTTGTGTGTTTGAATGTTTAATAGCTCCATAACGCCCGATATAGCTTTTAGCCAATGATAGCGGCACTTCTTTCTTTTGGTGGACTCTTTTTCTTACCTTCTTTGCAGTCCTTCTAAATCTCAAAAAATTTGATGAGCGTACAGTAAGACTTCTTCTTGATATTTTTCTTCCTAAAATATCAATGTATGTAACACTCAGATCAATGAATTTTGATGTTTCCTTAATTTCTAGCCCTAAAAAATCTGAAACATAACTTGAAAATCTTTTTACTGCCATTTTTAAATCCTTCAAGCTTTTCGAAACGATTAGTATATCGTCCATTTGAAACAAAGCATGAGATACAAGATTGACACGATTAGTAGCTCCGTTCCTATGTTTTCTTAATTTGTATACCTGCTCATTAACATAATGACACGCATATAACATGTAGTAATTCGCAAGATATTGGCTAAGGTATGAACCGATTGATAATCCACCCTCAAACGAATCAATTAAGAAGAAAACGAGATGTATAACATCGTCGTTATCTACATCTCGCCTTAACAATTCTTTTAATTTACCTTTAGGTATGGTTTCATAATAATGCCTGATATCTGCTTGCCATCCCCATCTTATATCATGGTTGTCTACCCATTTCTTAATTGCTTTTGCGCCAAATTCGCATCCCTTGTTCTTTAATGCTCCGCATTGGTAAAAGCCTATTTTCTTTCGGAATAATTCTTCCATTGCATATACAGCTATATAGTCGTATATCTGTTGCTTTACATCTTGTATTCCTATTTTTCTAACCTTTCCGTTACACTTATCAACTTGGTATCTGTAACGAATTGGCTTTACAATATATTTCTTTTCGATAATTTCTTGTTGTATACCGTCTATAACAGTATTGATCAATCCTTCCATCATGAAGTGCTCTTTGCAGATCTTTTTTATGATTTCACATGGTAACTTTGAGTACTCTGAGAACATTCTTATAGTGTCCCCACGGTTCATCTTTCCGCTTATGCAATCTCTTACTGCTCGTTCAACCAATATTCTGTTAGTTATATCTATTCTTTTGCAACAACGTTTCAAGTATTTTTATCCTTTTTTGTAAATATCGTTTAAATTCCGAGGGACGTTCGGATGTCTACTAGCCCCAACCTATGTCTTTCACATAAGTTATCGGAATGCCCGTCGGCGTTCCGATTCCCTTTTTGTTGCCTATTTAAGTGCTGCTTACACAACAACGGAATTACATCCGCGAAATGCCACACTAAGTACCAACGTACTATTTTGTCCCGTCAGACATATAAAAGCAGAGAGCGTAGTTCCAGTTCGCGTTCGTCACGTCGTTCCTGAGATTCGCGTAGGAGAATCCGGCATTCGACCTGTTCCTGAGATTGCCGCGCCCGTGTGTGACAAGTCCTATTTTAAAATTATTTCTGTATACTATTTAGAGGGGCAGCCCCCTCTTTTGCTTGCGCAAAATTCACCCCTAAAAGGTTCGGAATTAAACGCAGAGAGCGAAGAG